GTTCGCACAGGAAAACCATGTGGAAGACAAAAGGGAGAAAAAAGAGGGACACCTTACTGTCGACCTAAAAAAAGAGTATCGTCAAAGACACCAAAGACCGCATCAGAAATGACGGCAGCAGAGAAGAAGTCTCGAATTGCACAAAAGAAACGAATTGGACAGCCAGCGGGCAAGCCAAGGAGAGTTAAATCACTAAAAAGAAAAAAGAAATAAATCATGTCAAAGATAAATGAGAATACAGAAGTAACTCTAGATTTGAAGACCATTATTATGGTTGTCGGAGGAGTAATATCTCTTGTTACAATGTATTTTGCATTGCAAAAAGAGATTGAAGCGGCTAAGGACTTACCAGAGCCTACAATTACCAGAGCCGAATATGATTTAAAAGACCAACTTATTCGTGAGACTATCATGAATACTAAGCAAAAGGTGGACGAAAACAGCGCAAAGCTAGATCGTATAGAAAGCAAATTATTTGAAATAATCGAAAGAGAATGAGAAATTTAGTTACATCACTTTTATTGTTAGTTTCTTTTGGGCTTACGGCTCAAAACTTAACTGTCGTGCAGATAAACGCAAAATGGAATAAGGTTAATGATTTTAAAATAACAGACTTGCCGCCAAGTGTGAAGTATAAGTTTGCTTATTTAGAAGACCAAAACAATGAGATTAAATCTCAAATCCAAGCAGTTCCTGTTATTATTCTATATAAAGGAAGTGAGCCTGTAAAACAATGGAACGCAAACCTAAGCTTTAAGATTGAAGTAAAAGAAGAAGACATTATAGCAGCAGTAAGAGCAGTACAATAATAAATGAGTTTTAAGTATTTTAAGTATTCAGAGTTCGACTCTCCAGATGAGCCTGGAAGCGGAGAGAAATATATGTGTGAAACCCTTATACAAATGCTTGATGAGGTAAGGAAAGAATACGGAAAACCTATGAGAATAAACTCTGGCTATCGCTCGGAGGCTCATAATGCAAAGGCTGGCGGGACAAAAGACTCGAGTCATCTTCGCGGATACGCGGCAGATATATCTGTAAAAAATAGTGTGGACCGTTTTCACTTGATGTGGTTGTTTATGAAATACAACTTTCGGAGAGTAGGGGTAGCGAAAACATTTATACATGTAGATGTAGACCCAGATAAGCCACAAGAAGTAATGTGGTTATATTAAAAAAAAGGGAGCCGATTAAAGCTCCCCTTTCTGTTTTTAGAATCGATACTTCAAAGAAGCATTCCAAGTACGTCCGAATCCGAACCATACTGAATTTCTAACATCGACACCATTCCAAGTACTAGAGCCTTGTGTGGCGTGAATATTAGAGTTAGACTCTGCAATGTAAGTAGTGTCAAACACGTTGTTCATATTAGCACGAAGCGTAAAGCTTGGACTAAAATAAACAGTAGCACCTAAATCAAACAATCCATAAGATGGAAGTTTAAGTGCTCCCTTGTTATCGGGATTTGTAAAGTCTGAATCTGTAATAGAATAATCAGCATACAATCCATCTACAAATCGGTAGTTTAAATCTACCTTAGCAAAGCTACCAATTCTGTGGTCGGCTTGAAGGCTCATAGTAAACTGAGCGGCATCCCCTACCTTAGCACCTTTAGTATAAAGAGTACCAGTACCGATAAGGTTTTGATTATCGTCAAATAACTCTGCCTCAAAGTTCTTAGTATATCTCCAATCTCCCATGGATAACATCCCTCTGAAAGATGTTTTAGGAGAATAAAAATATCTACCTTCAAACTCAATACCATTGTGCACAACGTCTACATCGTTAAACTGAGCGAATCCATCAACACCTTGTTGGTTCGTTAAAGAACGAGAAACAAATCGGTTACCCCATACCGTAGAGTAAGCGTTGACGTCTGCTTTGAACTTTCCGTTGTTAAATCCATATCCAACTTCTAAAGAGTTTATTTTCTCATTCTGAAGGTTAGGATTGATTGCGTTTGCGTAGTTAGGGAAAACTGCGTCAAACAATGGCTGACGTGAAATAAGTCCACCATTAACAAAGACGTTACTGACATCACTTATATTGTAGTTAAAACCACCTTTTAAGTAACCTCCCGCAACATTCTTTTTATCAGAGATAGGATTTTCTGGTTGGTCAAAGTAATCTTCTCGTTGATAACTCTGAGTTGAAGTACCGAATTGTAACACCGCAGTGAAATCATCATCAGTATATTCAGCCATACCATTTAATCCTCTCCAACCTACGTTTCCGATGTTGTAGTAGTCAATCTTTGGACCTCTAATCCCTGTGTTCTTGAACGGATTAGCCTCAACAGTAGTGTTGATAATCTGTCCCGCGCTGTTCTGGTTTCCTCCAGAATAATACCCATCAAGTCCTAAAAGGTCATTTAAGACTCGGTAGTGATACCCTTTATAATTCCGTAAGTCAACTCCAATAGAATACTTCATCTTACCAGAAGTAATATCTAAAGAGGAAATACCGCCAACCCAGTCGTGTGAGTTCATTGATGCACGACGCACAAGAACAGCTCGGTTTACATTACCACCAGGATTTCTGTTGCCTCCAATTTTCTGTCCAGCAAAGCCACTAATAGGACCATCATATCCCTCAGTTGTAATTCTGTTAACTCCAACAATGTGGTCAAAGTTAATGAATCCATTGGAATCTCTTGATGCAATCCCTTTGCCCTCTTCAAACTGCTCAGTTAAGTCTTGTCTGAATGGGTAAATGTCAATGTTAGGATTTCTGAAGTTGTTACCTCTAGGTCCTGTTCCACCACCACGTCCAGCGGAAGCGTAAAGAGACGTGTTCAACTGAACATTGGAAGAAATGTCCCAATCCCAGTTAAAGGTAGCAAGTGGTTTGTTGTAAAAGTTACGCCTCATACTGTACTCCTCACCATTCAAGTAACCACCATTGGTGTTCCATCTTCTGTCAATACCCTCAGAGCCGAAGTTCTGATAGTCTCGAATAGATACCCAAACATCTCTTTGGTGATGCCATTGACCCGCACCAAGTACAGATAAGTTGAATGCGTGAGCAGAGTCATCGGGGTCGTAACCAAGAGCAAAGAAGTAGGTTAACCCTTCTCCACCTGTAAAGTTAACATAACCATCTCCTTGCCACTTAGATAAAAGGATAGATGCTGCAAATCCATTGTCGTTCTTCCCTGTGTTGTAGATAGCAGCAGTTTTTCTGTAGCCATCATTACCAACCATTTGAGTGATAGAACCACCTTCAGCGACCTCAGCAGTCTTTGTGAAGATAGATACTGTACCACCGACAGAAGGGACTGCAAGTCTTGACGCTCCAAGACCTCTCTGGATTTGAATACCAGAAGCAACATCTGTTAATCCTTGCCAATTCGACCAATACACCCATCCGTTTTCCATATCATTGACAGGTTGTCCGTTGATAAGGAACGATGTGTTACGTTGGTCAAATCCACGTAAAGAGATACGAGAATCTCCATAACCACCCCCTTGTTTAGTAGCGTAAACGCCAGGAGTGTTGTTCATGATTTCGGGAAACTCTTGGTTCCCTACTTTCAAAGAAATATCACTAGCAGAGATTGAGGACACAGCAACAGGTGTCACCCGCTCTTTAGCGATGTCAATAACACGAGACGTTACAACGACCTCGTCTAATTGTTGAGTTAAGATAGAATCTTGCTCAACTTCTTGGGCAAAAAGCCCCATTGTTAGTACCACTAACGAAAAAGTAAATAGTTTTCTCATGAGAAATTATAAAGGTTAATAATATACAAAGTTACTGAATGTTAAGGAAGTATTAAAATTATACTATAAATATTTATCTATAATTTTAGCGTAGCGTTCTTTTGCTCCAACGCCACGTATTCTTCCGATCTCCTCCTCATCCTTTATAAAGATTACGGTGGGTACTGTTTTTACTGAATACTTCATTGCCTCTTCGTATTCCTCTTCGACATTTAACTCCTGTAAGGAAACTGCATCGGGGTAATCCGACACAGTTTCTTCTAATACAGGTTGTAAATTCTGACAAGGTTTGCAATTAGGCAGATAAAACTTTTTTAGTTCAATCATAAATAATTTTTAACCATCACAAGAAACACAGTCTGGGTCCATTGCTTTTGCTGCAATGTCTCCTCTAAGGACAGACTCTGTTCTCATATAATACAAAGTTTTTATCCCCTTCTTCCAAGCATCTAAATGCACTTGGTTTATCCATTTAGGAGAAGCCTCTGAAGGGAAGGCTAAATTAAGAGATACCGACTGGTCTACATACTGCTGTCGTATACCAGCTTGGTTAACCAATTCAAGTTGATTTATCTCTTTAAAAGTCTTGAATACGTCTTTGACTTTATCACAGGGAGCATCCCCTATGTCATCTGCCCTGTTAAGTTGCCCGTCAACAAAACACCAATTATCTAACTCATTAATGCCTTGTACAGAACCTTTGTCAGAAAGTATTGTCTCCCAAGTTTCTGGAGTGTTTATGCCGATAGCATCAAGTACTTTTTCAAGTTCTGCGTTTCTTCTGATAAACGTACCCTTAGCGGATTGCTCTGTGAAAAGGTTAGCAGCCCAAGGTTCAATACCAGGGGAAACGTTGCCAGAAAGCTTTGAGTTTGAGACAGTTGGGGCTATTGCTCTGAGGTGTGTATTCCGAAAACCCGTATCTCTGCACCAGAGCGGTTCTCCATATACATCTGCAAGGTCTCTCGAAGCTCTCTCGGACTCAATCTTGATTTGACTAAAAATTCTGCGCGTTTCGAACTGAGCTCGTAATCCTTCAAATGGAATACCATTTTGTTGAAGGTACGTATGCCATCCGAGCACTCCAAGGCCCAAAGCACGTCCTTTTTCCGCGGAACGAACACTATTCTCAAATCCTCGTAGTCCCTTTGCTTTTTGAATAAATTCTTCCAAGACACCATCCAAAAACCAAATGGCGTGGTAAATAAGATTGGTATTTTTCCATTCATGATATTTTGCTAAATTTACAGACGAAAGACAACAAACAAAACTGTGCGACTCATCGGTATGCAGAGTAATCTCTGAACAAATGTTAGTCATGTGGACTTTGAGTCCATTTGCTTTGTAAGCTGTAGGATTCGCTTTGTTTGTATTTCCTTTAAATAAGATGTAAGGCTCTCCAGTAGCTTTACGCTTTTGGATGAGCTTAGACCATCTTTGTCTTGCAGATTCATCTCCTTCAATGAGTCTTCGCATGAACTTATCACCAACGACAGCGCATTGATGAAGGTTAAGAGATTGCCTGTTGACATCACCTTTTGGTTCCCTAATTTCGAGCCAATGCTCAAAGTCATCGTGTTCAATGTTGAGATTGACAGATGCAGCTCCTCGTCTGACTGCTCCTTGATTAGTGGCAAGAATTGTTGAGTCGTAGATTTTGCAAAACGGTACCACGCCATCAGATGTTCCATTTCCTGTAATTTTAGAACCAGCGGGACGAATCATGTTGACACCAATACCAACTCCCCCACCGTGTTTAGCTAGTAGCATCATCTCTAAGTTCTTAGAACCAATCTCCTGTATACTATCTCCAACATCGATACCAAAACAACTGATAGGTAATCCTTTGTCCGTACCTGTGTTTGATAGTACTGGAGAGGCTAGATTAAGCCAACCATTCCAGATATATTCAAAAAACGTATCTGTAAGTTCTGGCTTATAAAGTCTTCTTGCTACCGTGGAGGCAACCCTCATGTAAGCATCTCTTGGAGACTCCCAAGGCTGAAGATAACCGCCAACGATTGTCTTCTTATAAACCTCTGTATCTCCCCACTGCGGATAGTCTACTCCAGCTATCCATTTGTTGTTCCATTCCATCATAATCCTTTTTGTTTTCTATACCAAGCAAGCAACGTGTGCTCGAATGGGTTTCCTTCAATGTTCTGCACCAGCTCTAACATCTGTTGTGCAATATCCCTTATCTCAAGTTGAGCGTGTTCGCTATTTCTAAGCGCTAAGAAGTTGTGAAAACTTCTCATGTTGAAAGATACATCTGCTTGTATTTGAGAGTTGTAGGTCTTAAAAAACCTTGCAGCCTCTTTTGCTCTTTTTCTTCCAAGCTCCTCTTGTATGTCAGCCAAACATTCGTGGTATAGCGAGTCTGAAGTTTGCGTATGCAAAAACAATTTACGCTTCCACTTGTCGGGAAAGTCAACAGGTACATAGACCTTATCTTCTTTAAGTTCTTTGTATCTAGCCGACTCTGCATTTAGAGACGATATGCGGTGCTTTAATAAGTGTATGTGACTAGCTATATCACAATCCACCAGAAAGTGCACGATACCCTTTTCAAATGGCGTCTCATGGCCATCTCTCCAAAGGGTATTAATAAGCTTAGGTATACGTGCTCTTTTTTCGTCGGTAAGCTCTCTCGACGTAGATGTCCAAGCACTACAAGCAATGACCTCGTCACTGCCGTAGTGTCCTAATAATTTAACTGAATTTGCTTTTACCATATATCTTCGAAATCCTCTTTCTCATTTGCTTTTGAGTAGTCTGTTGGGCGAATAGCGAAAAAATCTGTATGAGTTACTCCACCAGTTAAGTGGTAGAACCATTCAAGATTAGAAGCGCTAGCGCTGTCATAAGCAAACTGATTACTATGGTCCGCATAACCAAGTTCTGCAATCTTCTCATTGATACGTTTTCTAATAAAGTTCTTTAAATCTTCTGCTTTAAGGTTCTCAATGTCACCTTGCTCGAACATCTTATCGATGTATCGTTCTTCTAAGTCAAGCATGATAGATGCCGCATCCAAAACATCTTGCTTCACCTGGTTTTTTAATTCAGGCATTTCTTCACACATGTGTCTAAACAACTGACAACCCATCTTAGAATGTAAAGACTCATCTCTAACACTCCATTTCATCTGTTGTCCGATGCCTTTGAGTAAGTTACGGAGCTGAAACGAATAAAGCACTGCAAAAGCAGAATACAATGATACACCCTCAGCAAAGGCTGAAAACAAAGCCAACGACCTTGCAATACCTACTGGGTCATTGCCCTCGTAACTTACAAGATTGTCGAATCTATCCGCAGTAGCTGGTTCGTGTAAGAAAGCATCAAAGTCCTCAAGTCCAAGAGTTTCATTAAGATAACTATAAGCTACCGCATGAATAGTCTCTTGAGAACCGAACATCATTGCCATCTGTTGTATTTCATGTTTTGGGAACCAAGACACAACTTTTTGCGTCCAGTAATCAGAAACTGCGCACTCAGTTTGAGCAAAACCAAGTAGGATGTTACCTACTAAGTTCTTTTCAGCATCTGTCAGCTTCTCGTTCCAGTCCTTAACATCTCCAGACATTGGGATTTCTGTGTGAAGCCAAAATGCCTGTGCTTGCTTTAACCATCCTTCTGTATAATAATCTGGATACTCGAATGGTTTGTAAGGTATCCTTTTGTCAAATAATCCCATATAATATGTTTAGATAAAAATACCCGTGCAACCGAAGCTACACGGGTGTTAATTAATTGATAATCAGCTTATTTCAAGCCAACTTTCGCTTTTAATCGTCCGTAAACAGCCACAGCTTGTCCTACAAAGAACATAACAGTCGAGACAACCTCGTCTGCTCCAGTAGCTAATTCATCGGCTCCTGTCATAGCAGTATCTACCGCTCCAGCCACGTCTACACTTCCGTTAGTTAGTGCATACACAACTCCAGAGACAGAAGAAATTACTAATCCAATAATTGTTTTTGATTTGTACCAAGCTTTAAACTCCGATACTTTGTCTGAAACTTTTCCCATTTGTTAACGTTTTAAGGGTTAATTGTCTATATTTAACGCTACATCGATAAACGGTAAATAAAACACGTATGTCGTGTAGTTTTCTGAATAATAGGTTCTAACACCGAATAATATTCCGTGATAGAAGCCTAATGATAATTCCCAATTTTTCATTTAATATACTTTAATATCGTATTGCTCATACAAAGATAATAAATCTTTATATCTTAAACAACCTTTTTGTTTCAAAGACCATTTGATAAACTTATCTATCTGTCTTTTAGTGTATTGCGCTCTGGCTAATCTTTTGTTTTTTCCAGAATCATTTGTACTACTTTGTCGCATTCGGATTGGTTTTGTGGTTTATAGAGCGTAACCCCTTTTAGGTTAGTCTCTACATACTTTTTAAATAACTTATAGCGCATAGGGAAAGACTCGTTAGCCCTTCCCTTACACTCTATAATAAAGCCTTCGCCAACGAAATCGGGTGTATACTTTATCGGCAGTATCTTTCGATTACCTCTGTTTACAAACTCCCCTTTCCCGTTTGATTGGCGTTCGTATGCGGGTGAAGTGAACTCAAATCCCTCCAGGAGAGTGAAACATTCACCTTCATATCGTGCTTTGATTTTTGCCTTTTTGAGAGCCATGTACATGTATCTCTCAAGGCCCGACGCAAAATTAATACCATCATACTTAATTTTTTTAGCCTGTACAGGCCCTCTTTTACTCCTTCTCTGTTTTGCCATTATCGATTTGTTTTAGTACAGATCGAGTCTTTTCAATATAATTAGCGGCATCCAATAGTTCTTCTTGCAGATTTGCAAGCCAGTAGTCTAAAGGGTTGTCGTTTTTGTCAAGACTCGTACCGTATTTTGTGTATCCTACCAAAGAGCGCAAAGCCAGTTTCCTAGCTACTTGCTCAACGATAGGGTCGATAAAGGTAATATCTTTTTTACTTTCTTCCAACTTCTTTGTTATAATAATATTTATAAAATTCAAATACTTTTTCAATGACTTCGTCTGTGCCATACATCTTTGGAGAGCGATGAACATTTCTGCCTTTCTTAATAAAGATATGCCAAGGTCCATCTTTTTTAATCTCCTCGTGTATTACAATGCCATTTGCATGACACCAATACATAGCCTCTCGGTCTTCTTTAGTCATCTCGTACTGTCCCCAGTCGAGTCTTCCGTTTGGGTCTAACTTCTTTCTCCAACTCATTCCCAAGGTAATGCTTTTTCATCTGGAAGTTCAATCGGTATAAAACTACCAGACTTTGGCTCCCACTTGAAGTGAGCCTCAGCTCCATTCTCTCCAAGGTTCTGAAACTTAACCTTTAACACCTTGGCTTTCACAGTCTTAGCGTCATAATCTCTGTGGACCAGAATGCCATGATACGAAGCATCATACCACTCACCACCGCCTTTTATGTTGTACATTGTCGGTTCTTCAATCTTGCCTTCAGCATTTTTGTACATCTTAGTTGGGTGGGCTACTATTATCACCAACACATCGAACTTCTTACAGAAAGTTTCAATCTTTTGTAAGTATTCTAAGGTGTATTTATTAACATCCTCAGTCTTAGCATCAGTATCACGTACCTTATTATAAGGGTCTATAACAAGGCACTTGATACCTTTGCGCTTTACAAGTTCTGCTCCTTTGCGTAAGACAGAATCTAAAGAGTATCTGTCCATCTCAATGAAGAAAAAGTTGTCGTTGATGTGAGACGATATGTTATTCCATTTGTCAGAACCTACATCGGACTTATCTGGCATACCTTGCCAAAACTTACGAATAAGTTTATGGGCGTGTAGGTATGTTGGCTTGTTCTCTGGAGATGCAAATGCAGTCTTCCAACCATAATTTAGATTATAGCCAACAGCCATCTGGTCAACAAAATCAGATTTACCACTACTAGGAATACCAGTAACTGTAATAAACTGCCCAGTGTAGGTTGAGAAAATGTCGTCAAAATTGTCAATCCCAATCTGATAACCAGGCTTGAAACCGTTGAAGACAAAGTCCTCCACATCCGCTTCAATCTCTCGATAGGTAAGTACGTTTTCGAGCGGTATTGATTTGGCGGAATGTACACGCTTCGCCAGCTCTTCTTGTCCGTATTTTTGTAAGTATTCATTCGCATCTTTGCAGTCTTTAAAGTCTAGTGTATAGCATAACTCTGCACCTAACCTGCGAACCAGCTCAGATTGTAGAGCTTGTCCAGCCTCGTCAGAGTCAACAGCAATAATTATTTTCTCCTTATCTGCAAAGTAATCTATGCAGTTGTCAAGATACTCGAGATTATTACTGTTAAGAGTAGCCCCATTAGGGACACTAATGCAATTTTTAATTCCAGCTTCATGGAAAGAAAGCACATCCATCTCTCCCTCAACGATATAAACATGGTCATAACCATTAGTTGCATCAATATTGTAGAATACTTTTTCAGCGCCCTTGTAGAGTTTGAAGTTCTTTCTGCCATCTCTGTATTTGATATTAACAAGTTCACCACCAATGTAGTAGTTGAATTGAATTGTGTTCTCAACCTTGCCAGTCTGTGGCATATACTCCATACCCTCTGAGACACCTAAGTCAAAGAGAGTCTGTGAAGATATACCCCTACTACTGAACCAATCCTCGGCCTTCTGACTAATGTTGATTTCATCAGTAGGCTCTGGTTTGGTATACTCTTTCTGAGCATCTCCTTTACGTTTGTAGGTATGCATCTGAAAGGTTTGATTGCAGTTGTGACAAGTACCGAGACCACGCTTCCAGTCATACGAAGCACATTTAAGCTTCTTGTTTGAAGGTTTTCTGTCATGAGAACATAGTGGGCAGATTCCTTGCGTCTTGCCTTCTTCTAATTTATGAATGTTAAATTCATCTATCTCAAAACCATTAATCTCGTAAGTCTCAACTTGCATTGGTAAAAATTTAATTGTTAATCTTCTACGGAAGTTACGTTTCCGTTTTCATCTGTTGTAATACTAATGTAATTGTCGTCAAACATTAGAACGGCAAATCATCATTAGAACTACTTTGTGGAGCAGAGTTCTGCATAGGAGCACCATCTCGTGGTGGTACTTTTGGCATTACGTCGTTGGTCCAGACTAGCTTGCAGTTACCCAAGTAAACCTTCGGAGCTTTAGACTCCCTTTCCTCTTTTGTTTGAGCAATGGTAATACTTGCATTGTTACCGAACTTGTCTGGTTCGTCGTTAATGGTAATGGTAAGGTTTGCATACTTACCCTTTTTACCACTGATAATCTTGTCTTTTGGAACATCGGTAAGACAAATACCGCCACTTAAAATTAAAGCCATGGTATATAATTTAATTAGTTAAAAAATTTAAAATTGAATAAAGCATTGCACTAAAAGACACAACAAGAACAACCCATACGAATATTTCCTGTCTTATCTTCTTAGACTCAAGTTCAATGTCTCTATTTATGTCTCTCATCATTTTAATTTTCTTTGCATAATAATCAGCTCTAAGGCCTTTTATTATCTTGCTCTCATCTTCTTGAGGGTTTTTAATCTTTTTTATAAGGTCTTGCATATCCGCTTTCTAATAGTTCTTCTCCTATATCAATTCCGCCTACAATAATTCTACCAAGACTACGACCAAAGCTATCTAACTTTTCAGAATAAAGCACTTTCTCTTCGTGCTCCATTTGTCTAAAGAAGTCAACAACAAAGTCCATGGCTTCAATGCCACGCTCTTTTTCCTCCTGGTCTTTTGTTCTTATCTCTGGAGTATCGATGCCAATAAGTCGAACTCTGGTCTTGTGATAGATAGAGAATCCAAGGTCTACTACGACCTCAACAGTATCCCCATCAATTACTTTTAATATTTCTTTTATCTTGTAGTTATACATATTATAATATTTTCGTCTCGATGTACTCGTTCGGGTTAAATCCATTAGTGTTGTAATACAAGTCGAAGATGCCACAAGCCTTTTCAACTTTCTCTTCACCCCGTTGTAATGTCTCATCTGATACTTCAAAGATATTAATTTTTAATGACTTTTTATCAATTACTACGAAAATTAATGGCACACCAAATATCTGATTGTATATGTATGCTTGACTATCATAGTTGTATTTTTTAGCTGAATAACGAAAGTTGTCAATGTCAGACGTAGACTTGAGATCTATAACTAACCTTTCATCTTTGTTGATAACATCAGCCTTACCTTTCCACATGTGCCCGTTGATTTCTGCAATACCTGGCATCTCATACAGCACTTCAGTTTCTTTACGAGAACCTATGATGAGGTCCCTTATGATTGTATTCTTCATAAGGGCATCTCTCATCTGGTAGACACGGTCAGCCTCATGCTTTAATAAGCATATCTCACCTTCAGACTCCTCCTTGTAGCGTTTAACGTTACGGTTAGAGGCGTCAATTATTCTGAAGGAATCGAGTTTATGAGGTTCCAAGACGCAAGTATGCAAGTAACTACCAATAACAAGATTGACGCTATTGACAGATTGTCTCTGAAACTCGAGGGGATTGGTAAATAGTGTGCCAATATCAGAGTTGCTAAGGAACTGCTTGCCAAAGTCACCATAATAGTTCTCATCCTCTTTGAGCTTTTCGATAATTTCTTCATGTGTCATTAGATAGATTTCTTTAGTTGGTATTTGTTAGCATCGACAAAATCGTCAGACTCATCTTGACCGAATACACCAAGAGCATAGAACCCTGTGAGTTTCAGTACAATACGTGACATTGCACGTTTTTCTGCCATAGCCAGCACATAAGACTGACGGCAGTTCTTCTCGTTTGCCTCGCCAAAGGTAGTTAGTTTACGGTCATTCCAAGTTGCAGTAGCCTTTACCGCAGCAGACTTACCTTGTGTAAGTTCTAACATCTCATAGTCAATGTCGATGTCAGCTTCTGCTTGTATCTTGTCAATACCCGAACGCGTGATAATAGTCCAGCCTTGTGGAGACTTGAACGTGTCTTCTTTGTGAAGACCATACTTAACGAATAGCTCACGTAACATTTCGTTTTTACTTAGTGTTGTGCTCATATATAATTTAATTTTTTCTAGTTTATAAAATCCAATACGTCTTCTGGCTCAACGCTATCAATGAGCTTGTCCAAGGCCTCCCTTTTAATCTGAGAGACCCGAACAAAATCAGCACTGCCTTGAATATTCAATAGCTTTGCTATCTGTTTTGCGGGTAACTTATCGCAATCCAGACCAAAACTAAGGCGAAGGACATCGTACTCTCTATCATTCAAATGCTTCTGCATTAAAGACAGTATGTACTTGTTGAGTAACACAATGTTATATCCATCTGGTTTGTCTTCTATCTCAAAGCTTTTGTCGGTTGACTGGTCAATCTTGTCATCGATAGATAGAAAGATGGAGTTGAAAAACATCTGCACCAACTTCCTGTCCTTGCCGTCGTCTTTGCGTATCTCGGTTAGTTTGTACTCTGGGATTCTAATGTCCCCACGATTAGCATCAATCGCACGTCTAACACCCCCTCTAATACGCTTTGATATAAACCCTTTGATTTGTTTTTCATAATCATCATTAGGGTTCATGAAGTCAAAGTCAAGTCGGTCAATGGCTAAGACCAAACTCTTGTTTGCCTCCTGTATTAAATCTTCGATACTTAATATACCGCAGACTTTTTCTGCCACTGAAAAGCTTCTAGCTATGTCTTCAGCATACGGCATGAATTTAATGATGAGCTCCTCTCTGGTATACTCATCCCAAAACTTCCCCTCTATTAATCTTGTAGAGGTATCTAAATCTTTTTTATAACGCGAATAGTTCTCCCTGTTGTAATGCTTCATTTAAAATCTTCTTTTCGACCTTGAGGTCATTGTCCATGTTTCGATATAAGGTTCTCTCCGATACGTTGAGATACCTAGCTATTTTTTGCATAGTTATTTTTTGTCTTTGGTGGTGAAGATACAACATACTTTCGTAAATATCAAAGTTTGTAGCATTTTTCTTTCTACCAATAACAGAACCAACTATTTTTAGCTTGTCCACGGCAGAGAGACCTATTCCGTCTTTAAATATAATCTTCCTAACTCTTGTGTTAGGAGGGGTGTGAAACTCAATCTCTAATACCTCTGCAAGAATATTGTGCAGAGTGCTAATAGAGACGCCAAAAGTGATAAATCCATTGTTCTGGTCTATTATATGTTCACAGAGTGCATAGAACTTCTGAGGCTCGAGGTCCATGTTAAGGTAACGCAACACAATGATATGCCACTTCAAACTCTTGTAAGAGTTAATCCTAACCTTTGTATTGAACAGCGAGTAAAACTCAGAGGTTCCGTTCTCATAATACCAGCCCCAATCATACGTCTCTGAAGGGACATCCCTTACAGGCATTCTCTTATAGATTATTCTGTTTCGATGCAGATAATCTAAGTTTCGGTATGACATTAGCTCCATATATTACAATTATAACACCCTATTGTCAGGTTTTTTTTGTTAGTTTACCCCGACACTATCACAGCATCGGGGAACTAAACAACCAAACTAAAACAACTATGAACTACAGTTGATTACTATTATCTTTTAATACTCCAGCTTCGGTGAGCTCTCTTTTTATTTTATCAAGACGCATCTTGACCTCGTAAGCTTTCTTGTATTGCTCACTTTGTTCGTATATACTGAGCATTGTTTCCAGCTTAGACATCTCACCTATTTTGTTTTCAGTCTCTTCGGCTTCTGTTTCGATTTCCATTTGCCTCTCCCATAGCTTGTCGGCTATGAGATTGGCAATGTTTTCCATTTCTTCTTGGGTCATATATTAATTAGTTGATTACTGCTTGAACCTCGTCTGTAACTTCTACTTCTTCTGAAGAGTAAGATACATCTTGGTCCTCATCACCGTTGCCCTCTAAATCCTCCTCATTGTTATCTTGGATGAGTAAGGGCATGATGATACCGTACTGGTTACCAGAAGTGGCGTAGGTGTCATCTGGCATAGCTACGGCTACTGGCTTGTTATCACCAGAGAACTCTAATTTGAATGTAGGAACGTCGAGAGCTTGGTGCAAGTTGTATAACATCTTGGGGTTCAATCCGATTCGACCAACAGAGTCGAACTTAGATGTGTCAGGTACGATTTGCTCCCACTGTGGGTAGTTACCTACGTCCTCAATGGTGCGAGGTCTAACGTGTGCCTCACTCTTGCGGGGGAAGAATGCTACAACAAACTCTCCGTTGTAAATCACTTGATACGCTCCTACTAATTTTTTCCAGTCGTTTGAGTCGATGTACAATCCCTCTTCTGGTAATAACTCGATAGATGGGTCATCGAATACGTCTTTTGTTGGAACAACAGCTAAGATGTTAGCATCGGTAGCTACAATGTTCTCTTTGGTTACGTACACTTGTGTCATAGATGGTCTTAGGTCATCTTTTGAACATGCAAAGTGTAATTTGAAATTCATTCTGTCTGATTTTTGTCTCATAGTTGTAAAGTTAATAAAAGTTAATTGATTATGTATTTATTTTTAATTGTTTTGCAAACTCTTTCTGCACCTCATCTTTGTCAGATTTGTTAAGGTATGATACTGATTGAAGGAAATCCTCAAGGGTTTCGCCTTCATAATAACCATCTCTTAGGTCTTCGATAATTTTCTGAACATGGTAGTGTGAGTCCATAAACTTATACTCATACTCTCTGTATGTAAACTCTTGTATTTCTAATGTATTTCCACTTTTGTAGTCCTCGATACCAGCAAAGTCCATTCCAGGTTCATTGTAGTCAAGGTTTACATGGCAGTCAAAAACCTCTGATATTAGAGAGGCAAGCTCACACATAGGTGACCAAGCTGAGTCCCCATCGATTTCAATGTAATTATCTCCTACATCTAATTTAAAATCCCACCATCTTGAACCCCACTTGTAGCAGTTATCGTATGTAATTTCTCCAACTGTTCTGTCTTCTGGTTTAAGCAAAGAGTCGCCCCAGTGAGTTAGGTAGTCATAGTTCTCATAAGACTTGAAAAAGTCTATTATTTTTTGTTTGTCATCCTCTTTATACTGAGTGATTGACATTGTATTCCAACAGTGATTTGCCATGTTAATCTATTAAACTTACTTTCATTTCCATTTCAATGTAATCCCACCAATCTCCAAGGTCAGTGTGGACTGCATTATCCTCACCTATGGCGAGTATCCAGTTCCTGTTTGTGTCTGCCTTGATAATATCCTCGTAAGAAGATACTGGCTCACATTCGCTGTACCATTTAGTGTCCCATCTTGTTTTGTAGATAGTAACCTTGTTTGTTTTACATCTACCTTTTCTGTAAAAAATCTCTCCGTATTCTTTCTCTAATATTTTAAAATCTTGTCGGTAGTTATCGTGTATACCAACCCATACTTGTGATCTATATCCCATACTTAAAATTGTTGTATTATTATACCTTTTTCTGTTCTATCTATAAACTCCATCTTATACTCCCACACGTCTGTATGGCTTTTTAGGTCTTCCATATCCTTGATTTGAGGATAGTCTGCTTGTATTTCCTCAAGGTCTTCATACTCACTGTAAGAACAGCGAATAGCGATAGGGTCAAAATGATAATCTTGACCCCAGTCTTCTGACATAGCCTCGAACATATCATAAAGAGCATTTCTACCAGCATAAGTGAAGCTATCACGCAACGCTGGAGAGTCAACAAAGTCGTATTTGTAAACTGGTCTTACTATCATTGGTTATCTTCTTTTTTTATTTTAGCTTCTTCGAAAAACAAGTATTCATCTTCATCCTCATCTTCCTCTTCGATGTCTCCATTGTCAACTAACTCATCGTATAGGTCTACCCAGAACTCATCGCTAGTCCACTCTGACTCATCGTTTGTTTCCATCTCAAGGTCTGATGCAATAGAATCATCCATCTTAACCATGTTACCACTCTCAAGACATTGTCTGATTTCATCTTTCAAGTCCTCTGCACCATCTTCAGTATAAAGCTCTGTTGTTGGATTTATGTCATCGTTGTACCCATCTTTCAGCACATAGCAGTAGTATCCATCTGCCGTTTCTGTTCTCCATACAAAGTAGTCTGGTCTTCTTCTGTAGAAAGGGTCTACGTAGTGGTCATTTAAGTCTCCAATCTCAAACTTGCAATCCCATAGTTTCTGTATTGCATCTACTTTTTCTGCTGTTGTCATTACTTTGGTACCCATAAATTAGTTTTGTATATTCTTGCTACTTTCTTTATTAGAATCATTGTATAGTGTGCTTCGTCACTTCTCATATTCTCAATCATACCCATTCCGTGTAGATAGTCAATAGCTTCCATACAATCTTTCTTTGTAACAAAAGTGTCTAGTTTTTTAAAGTCTTGTTCAAGTTGTGTAGTGTCTTCTACGTTAAAGTTTGGTGTTGTCATATATAATCTTTTTTATCTATTTCGTGTAATGTTACTGCCAATTTATTAGCTATGTCGTCAAGCATTAAATAAACTTCTTTGTCTTGTCTGCCTTCTTGTATTAGTTTGTAATAAAACTTGTCCATCTCTGTGTATATCTCCATAAAGGTAGAGCGAACAAGCATTTTATCTGCCCAGAGAAACTCTCCTGGTTCTCTTGGCTCTGTGTTTTTACTTATCATCTTTGTCCCAATTAAATACGAATGAAGCAGATGGTGGTAAATACGACTTTAGTTCTACAAAGAAATTTAAAGACGCATTTGTACCACCTACATTCCAAGCGGTAAGCTCTTGTGTGGTGAACTCCTCGGAACCAGTCTTCCAATCATAGATGGTGTATATGTTCCCATTATGCTCAAGTATCCATTCTTTTTGGACCTTACCATCTGGAGACTCTTTGGGTAAAGAAGGCTGACCGAAGGCTTTAACCAAGTCGAAGTAATCTACATCGATAAAAGTGTTAACCCTGTGGCTACCTACCTCAAGTTTTTCCATAAGTTCTTGCTCGTTTGGAGATTTAAATACTGCTATCATTCTTTTTATGTTTAGTTTTTCTGTTATACTTTTTTTTATTTCTAAAAGGTGGCGGAACTCTCGTTGCCATCTTTCTCTCTTCAAGTGTTACTATAATGCGTTTCATCGTTGGCTGAATTTCATATTTACATAATTATCAAAATTCAGTCGTACCGAATTTGCTTAGGATAGCGTCTTGTCGTTGTTAATATACTTAGGTAGATTTGCTAAAAATTCTTTTATATCTACATTAGTGGGTTTATCTTGCCCTTCCATGTCTACTTGGATTACCAACCTTCTCATTAGCTTCTGATGTTGAAAGTTATAAATCCATCGTTGATACACTTGTATCCTCCGTAGACTGTGCTGTTTGTTTCTTTCTCAACCATCTCTACAAGTTCTCGAGGTCCTATTCCAATGTTACGAGGGTATCTCATACGAAACCTATCCCTTCCTCTGTCGGCTACATCTTGAGCCATAATAATAGTGTTGCCCAAGAAGTTCCTAACTTGCTGTTGTCTTGCTGATTTATTTACTTTTATCTCTATCATATCAATCTAATAATTCCATGTAAACTCTGGCGTTAGTCTGCTTAAACCAGTTTAATCCTCTGTGAAAGTCTGTTCTTAGTTTATAGACTGTGTTCTCGTCCATATCTTTTGAGTCGTACATAAGGGTCTGTTCTGCACCTATAATAAAATCATAGACTGCAAGTTCCTCTGCTGTTAGCATACAAGTACTTCCTGTGTATGCGTTTGCTACTAATCCTCCTTCGTCATAAGGAGCGATGCCTAATTCTTCAATGATGTTCATAGTTTTTACTTTAGTTTTTAGTTATTATCATATAGTTAGTCCATACGTGGTAACAACACCACAAATATAAGAGGATAGCGACGATGCGAAAAACCTCTATGTTGTAGCCCTTCACGCGTATTTTCATCTCCCCGTAAATAAAAGCCTTTATTAATTTAAGCATACCTCACGCTGAGTTATGGTATACTCATACTCCCTATACCCGAGCAAAGAGCCAAGTAGTTCAAGGTCTTGAATCTGGTCTGCATCTTCTTCGACAGCAACATAAGGAGCGTACTCTAACTCAACTTGTGTTCCATCGTGAGATACTACGTAGTATGTGCAATATCTTAGGTTGCCATCTCTATTAAGCTGATTTATCTCAACAGACTTGTCCTCTGGTAAATGTAGGGTGTATACTGTCATTGGTTAAAATATTTTCTTTTAATTAACTCGGGGTTCATGTATATGAATAAGTCTGTATTTTTCCAAACTTGTAGTGCATACTTTTTTACTTCATCAACCTCTTTTTCAGGTAACTCATGTAAAGGGGGGTCATTAATTATGACTTCCATATTATCGTAGTCGTCTGAATGGAGGTAGTACTCGAAAACTACTTGGTAAATATTACCATTGTGTTCAATGTGGATACAGTAATCCACTATTGTGGCTTCTATTGATTCTTTTACTAGTTTCATGTTAATATTATTTCTAAAGTTTTTTCTAATTTTTCTGACCCTTCAAAGTATCGTACATGAACATCTTGGTCATCTACTTTTGTCATACTGACTACTCCATCTTGATGGCTATCATCATCAGCTCTTCTGTAAAACGTAACCTTCATGTCTGGGTCGTAGTCTGGTCCATATATTCTCATTAATAACTCTCTTACTCTCATAATAATTTAGGTGTTAAGGATTGAGTTAATTTCTTGTGTGATTTGCTTCTTGTTGTAATAGATGTAGTCTTGAATCTTGAGATTGATAAACTCAATAATGTCATCTCTATAAGACTCAACAACATTCTCCATTTGGTTGTCAAAATAATCTTGTAGTTTTTCGGATTGCTCCTTAGTCGGCTCAAGGATTGGGTCAATGAATGCCTCTATGTCTAAGCCACTCCATTGAACTGCGGGATTGTCAACATACTTTGCCATTATAATCCTTCTTTTAAAAAGTTAACTCTATTGTCCCTGTGGAAAAACATACCCTCTTTGTCATGAACCATCCATACGGTGCTCCCAGACTTAAAACCGCGAAGGTACATAAAATCAAATATCTCATCGCATAACTGCTCATATCGCTTACCATCTTCTAACTCTGGTAATTCATACTGGTGTACTGTTCCAATCTTTTCGCAAAGTACTGTTAAAAATTGTCTACTCATACTAATATTTTCTATCTAAGGCTAAGTTAATATCTGTTTTACTGACCGCATAAGAGTCGATAAAGATATAACCCTTGTAGGTGAACCAAGTATAATGGAGTTTACGAGTGGTATCATGAAACTTACGCGGTACTCTCCCTATGCGAAAGCCATAAAACTTGTTACGACCAATTCGTAAGGTTGGTAGGTTATGATACGTGTCAACTCGCATCTTAGCTCTATACATCGGTTCATCTACTATCGGGTTATTCATACTATGTGTTAATTATTGCGTTCAGAGTATTTATCAAAATCAGCTCGTACCGAATTTGCCTGGATAAATATTGTTAGCAGTTAAACAGCTTGTTATATTCCTAACAGTATGTTGAAAAAAGGTATGGTTTGTTTATAGTTTTTAGAAAGAAGAGGGGTGTTACCCCATCTCTACACATCAAAGACATCGAATAAAAACCTGACATTAGGGTGTTATATATATATTATATAGGGCTATTGTCATGTTTTTTGCGGTTACTTACACTATGGTTTACTATTCTGGGATATGCTATACACGTTTTACGTCGGCTGTCTGAAATTATGTTACTTTTGGTTGTTACACTCTTCTTTACTTTACTATGCTATACAGTTGCTATACACCCCCTCGGGGGAGAGGAGAGCCCTGTACCTTACGGTACTAGGACTTCATCCCCTAACGCTCTTACAAACTTTGGCATATTGTAAGTTTGAGTATAGGATTTATACTTGTTGAACGATGGTAGGTTATCGAAACGTTCTTTACATGCCTCGTAAACTTTGTCATGGTCATATTTCCATAGCTTCCCATCATAGTCCTTGAACTCAATTACTACTCCTTTGCCAATTAGTGATTTGCGAATTACGAATCTTTTACTTTTTAAGTTTTCCATAGTGTGTTGCTTTATTTGGGTTACGCCATAATTATCAAAAATAGTTCGTAGCGGATTTGCTCTAGGGTAGTGTAGAAAAGTGTAGTATGCTATACACGCGCCGCTTCGCGGCCCTATACTTTACTGTTTGATAATATGCTATACACGCTGCGCTATACTTTACTTTACTTGATATGCTATACAGTTTTATGTTGCTATACACCCGAAGGGTGTGAGGACTAGAAGGGAGCCTCCGCTAAGGTGCGTTGTAGTAACACAGCCGTAGCGTGGGCGTCGTCTTCTGCTCTGTGAGCGTTGGTTAGGTCAATGCCTAACTGCTCGCAAAGGTTACCCAACTTGTAAGAGCCAAGGTTAGGAAAGGCTACCCGAGAGAGTTCGAGAGTGCACAAGTGCTTTCTTCTGAAAGGTATTCCATTGCGGTAGAACTCGTTGCGTAGGACCTCGTAGTCATACTTAGAGTTGTGAGCCACAAACACTTTGCCTCTGAACAACTTCTTTACATCGTTAGCTATCTCCTTAAACGTTGGAGCTTTCATTGCATCGTAGTACTTGATACCCGTGATGCGTTGGATTAGTGGTGAGATGAAGACCTTAGGGTTGACAAGTGTAGAAAGCTTTTTCTCTACCTTGTCGCCATCAACGTGAAAGATGGCAATCTCAATAATTCGACAGGTTTTTGTGTTGAGTCCTGTGGTCTCCAAGTCAATAACAGTATACATATAGTTTAATTAGAGTTGAACAAGTGGGCTGAGGTTTGAGGGCGGTCTATTCGACCAGCACCTCGTCAGCTTGCGCCCGTATGAACTTGGGCATGTTGTAAGTCTGTGTGTAAGACTTGTACTTGTTGAAGGACGGCATGTTGTCGAACCGCTCCTTGTTAAGTTCGTAGACCTTGTCGTGGTCATACTTCCACACTTTGCCATCGTAGTCTTTGAACTCGATGATTGTACCTTTCCCGATTAGGGACTTGCGAATAACGAAACGCTTTGATTTTAAAACTTGCATAGTATTTGAATTTAATTGTTACACTTTACTTATCAATTTGGGCTCGTAGTGGATTTGCTTATCCGAATATCTTTATGGTGAGCCAGACCATTAAGGCTTCAGCGAGGAGGATAGCTGTTACTGCCGCTCCTATGATTACTCCAGCTTTGATTACGTAGTAGGATAATACTGCTAGACCCTCGAGTTGTCGTCTTACTTCCCTAGTCATTGAGTATCGCTTTGAGTTGCTCTACGACTTCGGTAGCGTTCCCGTTGTAGCATCGGATACCGATACCGCCAGCCTTTCGGAACTTGTTGAGGTTGACCTTGAAGTCATCGATTAGGATAGTCCTCGAGTTTGCAAAGTCATGCTTTGAGTCAGAGAAGATAATCTGAGGTTTGCCTTTGAGATACCTTGACTTCCATATACGCTTTCCAATTCTTGAAATCTCGTTGGGAGATGGAGTGGTCAAGAGTGTTACATTCTTGTCAGCGAGGTAGTTCCAAAGTATGTGAGCGTTACGCATCATCGGCATTCTACTCCAGAAGCTAAGGTTCTCGTCAGTTACTTTCCAGAAGTCCTCCATGCTATTGGACTTGAGGAACTCCTTAGGAGTTTGGCGGGTAGCCCGCTCGAATTGGTAGTTGAAGTTTGCGAGGACTCCGTCCATATCGCAGTAAATCTTGTAGTTCATATCTTTACTATTTTATTAAGTTATCAGTTCCATCTCGTAGTGAGTTTGCTTGGCTCCTCTTCTCTTGTGTCGGTTGCTCTGTTGCTTCCCTTACTACACCTTAATTATCAAAAACGTCTCGTAGTGGATTTGCTTCTAAGCAATATCTAGATTAGTTGTAGCATAGGGCAGTGTTAAGTAAAGGTTAAGACAAAAAGCTGAAAGTTTACACTAAATTTACATAAATCAGACCCCCCTGGGGTAAAAAGAAACGTTTTCCGTAACAGCTTGAGTATCAGTAAGTTATGGTATAACCCCCAACTTCCATATATCTCACAACTTTTTTTACAAAAAAACATGACATTAGGGTTATATATTATATATATAAGGGGCTATTGTCATACTTTTTATTTTTCGATGCCCCGTGTAATATTATATACTATGAGTAGAAAACAAAAATTAAGTCCAGAGGCTGCTAGAGCAAAGGCTATTAGAGACAAAGCAATCGCAATGACGCCAAGAAGAAGAAGGATGAAGGCAGAGAATCAAAGAAAGCGTCGTGCTGCCAAAAAGCGTGGCATGAACTTAAATGGTAAGGATTTTGACCATAACACCATGTCTTTTGTATCTGTCAATAAAAACAGAAGTGGACACGGTAGAGGGACTAAAAAGTACAATACGAAAAGAAACGCTTAATTGACATGGCTAGAATAAAAGCTGATAGTGTAAAAGGTTTTACTAAAAGAACTTGGGACACGGCTTACAGTAGAAGTATTAAATCAACTACTGTGTCTGGGGACACAAACAAGACTATTAGTTTAAACCAACAAAACGGTGAATCTATTTTAATCGAGGGTGTAACTGACACAAATTATTATGTAACCTCAGGTTCGTTATCTGAAGGCACTTTAACACTGACTTTAAATGGCCTTACTGATGGTGTAGATATAACGGGGTTTGTGTATAATCTTGCTGATATTAATAATGTAGCATCGACAGCACCAACAGATGGGCAAGTTTTGGCATGGGACAATGCTAACTCTCAGTGGGCCCCAACAACAAATACAGATAATAATGATTTTCTAACAGGAGTTAATATTAATGATTCTACGGCTCAAGTTACTTTTACTGTTAGTAATCAAGACGACATTGGGTTAAGCTTATCTAATTTCAAAAAAGCAGCAAGTACAATTACAGTTGTAACAGCAAACTCAAATTTTACAGGCAACTTATCTGCATTGGGTGATAATAATGACAATCATGTACAAAAAGCACTGGAAATATTAGATGATATTGACGGTCTTTCAAACCTAACAGACCATTCTTCGGAAATCGTTATAGGTACTACAGATAAAATTATATTAAAAGACAATTCAGACGGATATGGTCTTGTGGAGATTGGGAGCTTGCCAGTTTCATTTTTTGATTTCTCAGAAGTTACCTTTGATATTGGTGGTGATGAAATCACAAGAGGATGGACCCTTATTGGTAATGGAGGGGTCTCTCTTGCACCTAGCGACACAACAGATTGGTATACAGATTATGGGTCTGACTACGCCATGCTTGTTGTTACAGGAAATGTAAAAACACAAAACGGTGGTAACATAACAGACGCCAGGTTTATCGGAAATCTAGAAGGAGATGTAGAAGGAGATTTGATTATTTCAGATACTGAAGGTGTTGTTGCTAACAGAGTTAACGCAGGTACAACAACAAATGTTGTTCTTTTTAACGAGTCTTCAGATGGAGAGAGCGACACAGTAACAATTTCAGCATCGACATATACAGGCTTTGCGGGTAGTACCCCAGAGTTTGTTGGGACTTTCCAGGGTAATTTAAAAGGGCAAGTCTTTAATCCAGACGGCTCTGTTCTGGCTTTATATACTGCTAGTGGTAGTAGTGCAACCCCTATTTTACAAGGTAACATTTCTGGGGATATTATAACAGCCACACAGTCTGGGAGTGGACTTTCTAAAGTATTAACCGCTGGAACCACTATTTTCGATTCAAGCGAAGTTGCTTTTACAACGGATTTAAATATTGGAACACCTGTTTTTGATAGCGGATTAGGCCAAGATGTTATTACAACAAATTTTGATATTGACCTTGGAGTAACTTCACAGATTTATTTTGGAAGACATATTGAAGACGGGAACGGAGTTTCTCAAGAAGAATATATTGATGCAAGTAAAATATCTACTTGGGATTCAAATGTAATAACCACATTGTATTACGACCTTGTAAACTACGATACTAATACACAAACAGGAGATATTCAGTTAAGGCTGGTTAAAGACAATGAGTCCAGTAATTATGTTACTACCTCAAATAACATAACAGGTGGCACATATATAGACATATCATTTACAGAAGGCGATGGAGAAACCGATGGACCAGATTCAAACGACCCAATAACTTTAGATGTAAACACTAGTGCTCTAGATTTACTTTATGTGAACATTGATGGAGATACAATGACAGGAATGCTTCAGTTTTCTGGGCCCTATGGAGTTGCTGGTGATATATATGCAGATAACCTATCAACTAGGCTTTTAAATAACGGAACTACAAACGGGTCAAATTATCAAAAAGATTCTTGGTTTAGAGGAGACCTGTATCATCAAGACGGAGCCTTAGAGCTTAGTATAGGAGACAATTCTAACGGCCCTGTGTTTCAAAGAGGTCTTGATATTACAACCGACCTTGATGTTGGAGGGGATTTGGATTTAGCTCAATCTTCAACTATAGTTTTTGATAGAGGTGCTAATCAAACTTCAATTAGTAAAGTAGATGTAAACAATTTCAAATCTGCATACGGAAGTTGGGTTAGAAACATTGAGTATTTTACAGGAGATGGTACTGAAGTCACTTTCACTGATCTAAATAGTGCATTAGTAAATGCAGACAGTATTGACATAAAGTTAAAAGGCGAAACAACAGATGACGACAGAACGCTTTCAAATAGAATATATGGATCTAAGTATATAGATTTAACTGCTGATACCGATAACGACTATTATTCAATATCTGTAGATATAGATGAATTGAATAACACTAATGACGCTAGATATGTAGAGGTTACTGGAGATACAATGACTGGAACATTAACAGTTTCTGGTTCAGCTTCTTATATAGAGGGGAAAGCAAAAACCGACCTTTTTAAAAATGACGGAACTAAAATATTAAATAGACAGAGCGAATGGTTTAAAGGTGATTTAAGAGGAGGAGATTTACAAGATTCTAGCGGAGGTAATATTTTTACTTCGAGTACTTCAACTTTTGCTAACAGCATTATAATTACAGGAGACCAGATTACCCTGGGACCGAACCAAGTCTCTTTAACCTCAGGTGAGCTTAGTACTATTAAAAACAATGTAGTTGAGAGTATAAAGTTTGAAAAGGATTCAAATTCAGAACAAATTAGATTGGTTATTAATAATCCTACCGAGACTGATTTAAGTTCTCAAACCGTTTTGAAAGCTGGAGCGTATATTAATATCACACAAGATGATGATGACCCAGCAAATCCAATAATAGCCGCAGACACAACAAGCCCAAACGGGCTTGCTACAAAGAGTGATTTGGGTAATTCAGAAACATTAATAGGTGTATCTTTGGATGGTTCAGCAGTGACTAGAACAGCTTCTACAGGTTATTTTTATCTTATACAAGGCGACAATACTACTTTTTCTTATGAAAGTGAAGGTTTTTCTGTTGGAGGAAACAGTTACCCAGCTTTAACAATATCTACTCCAGTTGCCACTACAACTTCAGAAGGGGTGGTTCAGCTAGCAACAGAGACTGAGGCACGAAACCTTTCCAGCAACGCTTCAAGCAATAAAGTTATAACGCTAGAAACCCTTAACGATGCTCTTGATGAAGAAATCGGAGTTCCTGGAATTGGTGAAGTTCTCGCACAAGACAATGATTCTAGTACAGAAATAAATCTTGTAGGAACAGAAAGTGCAAACGGCATGCTTCTTGCCAGAAGAAATGATACTACTGGAAATAACTTGATAGCTACGTTCGACACTTTTGGTAGCTCTGGTCATATCCGTATAGGTAGTGACGGCTCTAATAATGACAACACTGTAGTTTATGGGTATTTAGGAATGTCCGCTAGTGGCAATTTATTCTTGTCTAATGCAAGTTCAACCTCTGGCGGTGTTTTAATAGATTCGAGTGACAATGTAGGTATAGGAACTATTGATAATAACTATAAATTTAACGTAGACGGTAACACATCAGTATCTGGGACTTTAAGAGCTACAGGAGTAGCTAATCTTAATGGAGGTATTGCTGTAGATACAGATAATTTTACTGTAGATGCTGACGGTAATGTATCTACATCTGGGACACTTTCTTCTGGGAATACTACAATTACAGGGACTTTAAGTGTTAGCTCTACCTGTAACTTTCAAGATGCGGTTACAGCAAACTCCCTTACAGTTACAAACAACTCAACTTTAAGTACGATTTCTTTAAGTGGAAATATTACACCAAGTACAGATTCAGCTATAAACATAGGAACTAGTGGACTAAGATTCCTTAATGTTTTCACTGATAACTTAAACGGGGTGAACCCAAGTAGTTTTGCTAACAAAGATACTGCAACAAATCAAGAGTTTGATGCGACTCTTATAGCCCCAGACTTTCAATTAACTTCAGATGAAAGGTTAAAAGAAAATATAATAGATCTAAAGCCAAGAAGAATAAATGTAGATTTTAAAGAATATAACTTTAAAGATAAAAAACAAACAAGGTTCGGTGTTGTAGCCCAAGAGCTAGAAAAACATCATCCAGAGTTTATTAAAGAGACAGAGCTCGGGTATAAGAGTGTTTCTTACATCGACCTTCTTGTTGCAAAAATTGTAGAGCTTGAAGATAGAATAAAACAGTTAGAAAATGCCTAATTTACCAACTAACAATCTTTCTTTAAAAGATGACATAAAAGTTGCTATAGATGATGGTGATGTGCAAAATATTCAGTCTTTATCAGAGGCTTTTCAGTATGCAAACTCAGATGGATTTGACGTAACATACAATGTAGCTGGAACTGATAATATGAGCGAGTTTCAAAACTATAACCATGATGCTGTTGCTGTAACGTACAGTATAGGGCTTTCTGGAATACCAGCATCTTCATCATCTTCTCCAAGGGCAGCAATAGGCGAAACCTTTACGATTACCTTTAACGTTTCTCCAGACCCAAATTCAGTTGTGGGTAGTTGTTCTTTTGTTAACTTTGGAGACGGAACCTCATGGGCTAGTTTTCCAAATGGCGGGAACACAGGTGTTTCTGATGGGGATACTTTCCAGGTCACTATAGCTGGGAATGCTATTGATGGAGCTCCAAGGGCCATAAAAATAAGAATTAGTTCTGGTAGTGCGGGCGTTACAAACAGCCCTAGAGATTATGAATATTATCAAGCCGCTGGTAGAGATTACGACCCAAACCAACCATAATAACAAATTAACATACAAACAAATTACGTAATATAAAATAAGATAAAAAGAAGTAATAAAATATAGAACATGGCAGCTATTTTTAACATACCTGACCAATATAACGGAGATAGTTTTGAGGAAGTAACGTTTAATTTTTTTATAAACGACACTAATACTGTAAATGATTTATCGGGCTCTACTCCCAGATTACAGATAAAAAACAAAAAAGATTTATCAACAGCAGTCGAAACATTGACTATTGGTAGCGGACTTGAATGGGTTGATACTGATACTCAAGATGGAGATTCTGGAATATTGAAAATATCAATGACAGATGCTATCGACTGGGGTGCTGGTACTTTTGTATATGACTTGCAGATAACAACAACTAATCCTACTAAGGTAAAAACATACGTTAAAGGAGAAATAAAAGTATTAAGCGAAATAACAACATAATAAAGTGGCGGTAAGTACAGTTAATTTAATAGAAAAAACTAGCGCAACTACTGTCAATGTTATTGAAAAAACAAATTCAATAACGGTAGAACTTGTAGATAAAACATCTCCTGTTAGTGTTGACGTTGTGGTTTCTGGCGGTATTATAAACTATGCCCAAGGAGCCGCTGGAGCTGATGGTAATGACGGAAACGGTATTGATTCTGTTACAGACAATCAAGATGGAACATTTACATTTAACTTTACAGATTCCACTACTTTTACAACTCCAGATTTAACTGGACCTCAAGGTGAAACTGGAGCTACTGGTTCTGTAGGGACTATAGATACAGCAAGTGATGTTATCGTTTCTAACGTATCTGATGGAGATATATTAGAATACAGTTCAACATCTTCAGCTTGGCAGAACAAAAAAGTAACGCATAAACATTTTCAAAACAACTCTTCAGAAACTTGGGATATAACCCATAATTTAGGGTTGCAAAATTATCTTCCGACGATAACTGTAAAGTTAACGGAAGGGGCTGTATACAACGATGTTCAAGCAATGGGCATTGTTACTTATATAAACGAAAATCGATTAACAATAAATTTTTTACAATCACAAAGCGGATACGCGTATATAAAAAAATAGATTATGGCAATACCAATTTTAAATCACTTAGATCTACAAAAAGTAGCAGAGATTAAAAATACGCGTGTACACAACGCGGCTGAAACAAGTTTCACAGGACTAGGTACTGGAAACAAAGGTCTTATTATTATTGATGGGACTTCTTTAAAGTTTTATGATGGAAGCAGTTGGCAGACAGTAGGTACTTCTTCTGGAACAATGAGTAGTTTTACTCTAACAGCAGATAGTGGAACAAACCAGACTATTGACGACGCAGCTAATCTTGATATTGCTGGAGGAACTGGTATTTCAACAGTTGTTCAAGCTACAGACACGGTTCAAATAAACTTAAATGAAGCGACAAGTAGTGTTAGAGGTGGTATAGAACTATTTAGTGATACAGACCAATCTGTAGCTGCAAATGCTGTTTCATCAACAAGTGGGAGAACCTATGGTATCCAACTAAACTCAAGTGGTCAAGCCGTTGTTAACGTGCCATGGACAGATACCGATACGGTTTATACGCTTCCTTTAGCTACATCTACAGTAACAGGTGGTGTTCAGCTTTTTAGCAATACAGACCAGACAGTAGCTGCAAATAGTGTTACAACAACAGCTGGCAGAACTTATGGTGTTCAACTTAATAGTGACGACCAAATGGTTGTTAACGTGCCATGGACAGACACTAACACTAACACACAATTATCTACTGAGCAAGTTCAAGACATTGTTGGTCCTTTTATCGCTACAGGAGGTACGAAAACATTAATCACAGTTACGTATGATGATGCGAACAATAACATGGATTTTGTGGTGGATAATGATTTGGCGAACTACGACAACACTACTAGTGGCTTTATAACAACGGGAGATTTGCCAACTGTAAACAATGGGACTTTAACAGTTCAAGGTACTGGTGTGTTAGGAGGAAGCGGGACATTTACTGCTAACTCAGCAACGTCACCTACAATCTCAATAACCCACGACTCTGTATCAAGAACAAACAATACGTCTACTGCAACTCCAGCCGCTGGAGCAACCTTTACAGCTATAGACAGCATTACAACATCGACACAAGGACACGTAACAGCGGTAAACACTAAAACAGTTACAATGCCTTCTCTTGCATCTACTGTGAGTGTAACAGAAGATTCTGCTTCAAATTCTGATTTCAACATTGTTTATCACAACGGAAGTAATGGATTATTAGACGAGGCTGATGCAGCAAATTTCCACTACAATCCAAGTACACAAACCTTGAGTGTACAAAACATAACTGTAGCTGGAACGCAAACAGTTAATAATGTTGAAGTCATTAACACTTCAAGTGGTATTATTTTTGAAGGGGCAACAGCAAATGATTTTGAAACAACATTAGATGTTGTCAATCCAACTGCTGACAGAACAATTAACTTGCCAAATGCCTCTGGTACAGTAGCGTTGACATCTGACATTACAAACTTTACAGATGGTAATGGTATAGATATAACATCAAGTACTATTAGCGCAGATATTAAAGCAAATGGAGGTCTTGTTTTTGAAAGCACAGAGCTCGCTGTTGATTTAAGTGCAAGTAGTATTACAGGAACTTTAGCTATATCTGATGGGGGTACTGGAGCTACAAATGCAACTGACGCAAGAGCAAACTTAGATGTAGATCAAGCGGGTACTGATAACTCAACAGATGTTACTTTAATTGGTTCGTTAGATTATATTACTATTAGTGGTCAAGAGATTACTAGAAACGCCATAAATCTAACTACAGATGTTACGGGAGATTTACCTGTCGCAGATGGAGGTACTGGAGCCTCAAGCGCTTCAACAGCAAGAACAAATTTAGGTGTTGCTTACGCAAGTGCCGCGGAAGTCCAGACAGGAACCTTAGGTACCAAAGTAGTTACTCCAGACACATTAGCAGCTAAAAGCGTTGTAGCTGACATAGCGGCAGCAAGTGTAAACTCCTCAAACTTATATGCAGAGGTAACTCACAACTTAGGAACAGCTGACATTGTAGTTCAAATTTATGATAAAACCACAGAAGCCACTGTTTTTGCAGATGTATTCAGAACAGATAAGTCTGATTCGGCAAGCACTAGTAAAATAAAAATTGTTTTTGCTGCCGTACCTTCAAACGACCTTAGGGTTGTAATAACCTCTGTGAAAGGAGCGACTGCTGGTTCAGTAGCATACACCTAATATTTTGTAAATAAAAATTAAATTCATATCTTTGTCGAATGGCAACAAATTTTAATACAGTAGTATCTTCTTCTGCAAGTAATACTCAAATTACTTCGCAGGGGAATGATGCGTTAATTACAAAGGCATACGCTGATGCTAATTATAGTGGAGGTGGTGGAAGTTCTACTGTGAGTGTGGCTCAATATGGCTCAACAAACACAACGACAGATTTAAATACTGCAAGTTTTACTATTGTTCCTTTTAATGTTACTGATTCCATAACTGATACTACAAATTATTCACTTTCAAGTGGCAGAGTAACAGTTACTAACGCAGGAAAATATTTAGTTTCAGCTATTGTAAACGCAACAGGTGCTATGCAAAGGGGTAGGATTGGTCTTGAAGTTTTTGTAGATGCCACATCTACAGGATATAGAGGTTCAGATATGTATTTGCGTTCTTCAGGTTCTTTGACAGTTGGTTCTTCAAGCATAACGGCTTTACTTGATTTAAGCGCAGGAGAAATTGTAGATATTAGAAGTATTACTCAAGGTAACACAGGTTCTATAACAATGATAAGTGGAGATAGTGTTTTTTCAATAACTCAAATAGCGGGTTCTACTGCAGCGACAGGTGTTTCTTCAGCAACAAACTCAACTGCAGACCCAAGTACTATAGACCTCTCAAATGTAGCGGGAACTTATTACACAGATGCAAATAACACCACAAGTTACACTGTTGCAAATGGAGCAGTTACAGGAGGGTTTGCTCATATTTGTATTAACGCTGCTTCAGAACCTTCTTTTACAAATGCAACTAAAATGATGGGGGCTGATTTTACTGCCAATACAGATATGAAGTTGATTGTTTATAGAGATGGAACTGCTAATTATTATTTCCTTTTAGAGATATGATACTTGTTCATTGGAACCATTTACGAAAATTTCAATCGGGTAGTGCAGTTGCTTCGGAAATAACTTTGGTTACATCTGGGTCTTACAATGGAGATGGAGACGGTACAACGCAAGACAGTTTTACAATTACAGGCATTCAAGCGAATGATGTTATAATTATTCACATGGCTTCAGATACAGGTAATGATGTTTGGTCTGAATCTTTTGACAAAGGAACTAGTATTTGGTCAGTAGACCAATCAGTTACATCTATTGCAGGTTATTATGTTGCAACAGGCACAAGCGAAACTTTTTCTACAGTTGCTGATGGAGATGAATTTTTTGAAATGGAAAATGTGGTTTATTCAGTTTGGAGAGGCTGTGACACTAATAACCCTATTGAAGATTTTGCAACTTCAAGCCAAACATCATCAACAAGTACAACAATTCCTTTACCCTCTGTAACGACAACAGTTGATGGTTGTGTTATAATAGCAGGTTTTGCTTTAGATGATGATAATTTTTCAGGTATGACAATACCATCAGGCTATACGTTTTTAGAAGGAGTATATAACACAACAGGAGGAAGTAGTTCAAATGTAAAAGTTTATAAAACTCAAACTACTGCGGGAACTGAAAGTGGTGGTAGTTTTTTTGTGCCAACGCCTGACCCAAATGTTAGTTTTCGAATTGCACTTAAACCTGCATAAAAAATATAAAATATGGCAAAGATTAATGAAAATTTTATTTAATTACATAACAAACATTTAAAATGGAAAAAAACAAAAAACTTCAAAAAAAAGAGTACGAAAACCTAAAGTCATTAGTAAGCTCTGCAAGAGAACTCCAGATGAGGATAGGTTCTTTAGAATCTGTAAAGCATGAAGCGTTGCATGAATTATCTACAATCCAATCAGACCTTCAGTTGTCTCAAAAAGATCTTAGGGAAAAATATGGAAACATCACAGTAGATATGGAGACTGGAGAGTACAAAGAAAACAAAGAAGAGGAATAAAACCTCTATAAACCAAATGACCTATTTTTACTCAACCATTACTAGTTCTCAAGGAGATGCTAGTATACCCGAAGAGACCAGGAAGCTTTGGGAGCACATTGTGCAGAAAAAGAACTGGAGAATTACTGAACTACCCAACGGATATTTCCAAGCCGAATACCAATGGGATAACAAGTGGACAGACGTAACGCGTCGAGAAACTGTTAAATCATGTGAAAGGGCAATAGACGCCTCAATCGCACACTATCAAAAACGATTAGATTTCCTAAAAGGACCCGTAGTCGTTAAAACCTTTGAATAACCACTAAGAAAAAATTAAATTTAATTAAATGGAATACAACAACCCTAGTGAGATTGTAAAAGACTTGACTTTCGGTAAGGAAGCAAGTAGTAAAATAATGAAGGGAGTCGAGAAGCTGGCCAATGCGGTCAGCTCCACTCTCGGTGCTTCTGGACGATGCGTAATCTATGAGGATGCACTTGGCAAACCCGTTATAACAAAGGACGGAGTAACTGTAGCTGAAAGCGTAATACTTATCGACCCTGTAGAAAACATGGGTGCTACATTAATAAAAGAAGCTGCAAGAAACACAGTAAGACAAGCTGGAGATGGAACAACAACAGCAACTGTACTTGCAAACGCACTTCTAAAAGAATTAAAAGCCGCTACGGATGTAAATCCAAGAGAACTAAAAGATGCAGTAGTACTAATGCAACAAAAGGTTATTATGTACATCGACAAAATAAAGAAAGATGTAAAAGGAGATAACCTATCACACGTAGCTACTATATCAACAAACAATGATAAAGAGCTTGGAGATTTAATAGCCGAGGCTTATAACCTTGTTGGTAAAAACGGTGTTGTAACAATGGAAGAGTCTGACTCTGAAAAAACACACCTTGAGTTTGAAAAAGGAGTTCATTTTGATTCTGGACTAAAAGCACAACACTTAGCTACAAACGAAGAAAAAGACAAAGCAGAACTTGATAATCCTCTTGTTCTTGTATGTAAAACTCCAATAGAGAGTATACGAAAGATACAAGGAATATTAGAGTATGTTATTAAAGAAAAAAGGTCTTTGCTTATTGTTGGAGAGGTGGAACAGCAACCAATGTCTGCGCTACTAATGAATAAAGTGAAAGGAAACATAAAGGTAAACGTTGTTGATTTGCCAGGTTTTGGTCCAACTAAGATGGACACTTTACAAGACCTTTGTTTGCTTACAGGAGCAAAACTAATAGACGAATCTCTTGGAGATGATTTAGAACTTATGGATGCTTCTATACTCGGAGAGGTATTAAAATCCACTACAGATGATAAAAATACTGTCTTAAAGGTTTCTGAAGATATACCAGAGCTTGAAGAAAGAATAAAATCCGTAGAAGATAAAATTAAAAACGAGGATAATCCGTTTTTAAAAAAGAAACTTGAACAAAGACTCTCAATGCTTAACGGCTCTGTTGCTGTTATAAAAGTAGGAGCTCACAGTCAAGTTGAGTTAAAAGAGAAAAAAGACAGGGTTGAAGATGCGATATATGCTGTTAAAGCGGCACTTCAAGAAGGTATAGTTCCAGGGGGAGGAATAGCTCTTTTGAACGCTTCAAGTAAATTAAGGCCAGAGAATGAAACTCAAGGTATATTACTAAAAGCAATCAGAAGACCTTTTGAGATGATACTTGAAAACGCTGGAATGTATCCCAACGTTGATTTAGAAAAAGAAGGAAAAGGGATAAATGTAATAACAGGGGAAGTTGTCGATATGATTGAGTCTGGAATTATTGACCCAGCTCTTGTAACAAAGACAGCTTTGAAAAATGCAGTTAGTGTTGCCCTTACAATAATATCAGCAGATTGTGTAATTTCTAATAAAAGAATAGAGAATGCAAGCAATTAATGATTATGTTGTAATACAGGAAGTTAAAGAGGAGCCTAAAAACGTTGGCGGTTTTATTGTAACAGATACAACCACAGAAGATATAAGATACCTAAAAGGTGTAATAATAAGTTGTGGTAATCTAACTCAAGGAATCAATGAATCTGATACTATCTACTATGACCGTCACGCTGGGCATTCTATTTTGTTTGATAATAACCAATATCGTGTTATCAGACAAAGGGACATAGTTTTGATAGGATGAGGATAGATGCTAGTGATTTAAGAGAAATAAAACTTTTTAAATACTACAGACTGGTTCGCAAGTGGGCCTGTAAAACCAACGGGCTCACAGATGGCGACCTTGAACTTCTTATATACTTAGATTGTCTAGATAGGTTTACTTTAAAAGATTTTAAAAACGGAGAGTATATATATTCTTGGGACAAACACAGATGGAATAGACTTCGTAAAGAAGGATGGATTGATGCTTGGAGAAACAAGTCTAAACAAACAGGAGGATACAGTATATTCAAAGTTTCATTTAAGACAAGGTCTCTTATAACAAGGATGTATAAGATACTTTTAGGATACGAAGACTTACCAACATCAAAGGTGAGTGTGTTTTACAAAAACAAATCATACACAGATAAAGTTTTTAACAAAGCTACTGATGATATGATAAAAGATAAAGATAGATAACTAACCCTTAAATTTTAAAATTATGCCAAGCGGAAAAGGAACTTATGGCTCACAAAGAGGAAGACCATCAAAAGCAGCAAAAGCTAAAGCAAAGAAAAAAATGACAGCAGCTGAAAAGGCTAAAAAGAAAAAATAATGGCCAAACGACTAGACAAATCAAAAATGCCTTGCAACAAGCCACGAAAAAGCCCAAAGGCTGGGAAGAAAAAAGTGGTTAAAGGTTGTGAGGGAGGAAGAGAAAAAATTATTCACTTCGGGGCTACAGGATACGGACACAATTATTCAGCAGCAGCAAGAAAAAGCTTCAGAGCTAGACATAAATGTAGCACAGCTAAGAGTAAATTAACAGCTAGATATTGGGCCTGTAAAAACCTTTGGGCTGGAAAAGGTGGTTCAACTAAATCTAGCCCTAAATCAAGACAAGGCAAATACTAATGAAAAAGAAACTTACACCAAAGCAAAGGTCTATTGCTAGAATGGCAACTCCAAAAAATAAAATCACAGGAGCCGACTTCAAGGCCATGAAAAGAACAAGAAAAAAATAATGCCAAAAAAGAAGTTTAAAGACACAAAAGTCGGTGGCTTTCTCTCTAAGAGTGGTTCTGTTATTATAGACGCTCTTGGAGATTCAATCCCAGATAAAGGTCTTTTAGGGCTTGTAAAAAACTTAGTTACAGATGATAAGGAAATGTCAGAGCAACAAAAAGCAATGGCGATGCACCTTATTAAGATGGATGAAGAAGAGGCAGAGGCAGTGACTAGGAGATGGGAGGCTGATGCTAAATCTGACAACAAAATAACTAAGATTGCAAGACCTGTAATTGTATTGTATTTAACGTTTATAATGAGTGTGTACATTGTGCTTGACTCTATAGGCGTTTTTTCTGTAGATGACCAATGGGTAAAACTCATTGAAACTCTGCTTGTTACAGTTTATGTTGCGTATTTTGGATCAAGAGGAGTTGAAAAATACGCTCAGATAAAAGGAAAATAATATGAATTTAATTAGAAAAATAAGTATTGGTAGAGACTACAAAGACTCTGCTATGCATTATGCGGTTGGACAAGAAGTATATGGAGGTCATAAGATTTGCGACATCTTAGAAGAAGATGACAAATACAGAATCTACATATCAAAAAACAACGAGGTTCTACCATGGAAGGACTTTAATAAAAACATGGCAATAAGTGTTGAATTTAATTTAGAATATTAATGAGAAGTTTATACAGCTTTATTGTAAAACCAAAATACGACCTAAGATACCAAAACACTAAAAAAATACAAGACGTAAACCTTATTTTAAATACAGAAATGTCAAATCATAATTTTGTAAATAGAATAGGTGAGGTTGTTGAAACACCCATAAATGGTACTACTGGAATAAAAAAAGGAGATGATGTTCTTTTACATCACAATGTATTTAGAAGGTTTTACGACATAAGTGGTAAGGAAAAAAATAGCAGGTCTTATTTTGATGAAAATCAGTTTTTTGCAGAAGAAGACCAAATATATATGTACAGGAGAAAAGACTCTTGGAAGCCATTAGAGGGTTATTGTTTTGTAAAACCAATACAAAATTCAGATAACTTGAGCTTGGCTAAAAAAGAGAGAAACATAGGTGTTGTAAAATATATCGACAATTCTCTTCAAAAAAATGGTATAAAATTAAATGATTTAGTCGGGTTCACGCCCTACAGTGAGTTTGAGTTTGAGATAGACAATGAGATACTGTATAGGGTGAAAGCGAGTTCGATGTGTATAAAATATGAACATAAAGGAGACAAAAAAGAGTATAGTCCAAGCTGGTTATAAGGCGGTAGAAGAACTAATCAAAGTAGCTGAAGAAAAAATTATAACCAATACAGAGGATGATGTATCTGCTGATAGATTAAAGAATGCAGCGGCAACAAAGAAGCTTGCAATTTTTGATGCTTTTGAAATACTCAATAGAATAGAGGAAGAAAAAAACATCCTTGAAAACAAGCCTAAGGATACGGAAGACAAAAAAGTATTTAAAGGGTTTGCGGAAAGGAGGTCTAAATAATGGCTTACCAACAAACATTATATAAAGTTGTTGAGCCTATAAGAATAAATACATTAACTAGGCTCAATAAAAAGAAAGCTTGGAAGTATGGCTACGATAAAGAACATGACATTGTAGTTATAAGCAAGACAGGACAAATAGGGGAGATATACGAAATACAAAATCTAAGAATAGCTCTACCTAAATCTCCAGTAAAAGTTCCTAAAGGCGCAAACAAGTGGGTTGCTGAAGAGTATCCAAGAGAGCTGAAGCAAATAAAAAGTATCTTTGATTGGAAGGAATATCCAGAAGAGTTCAAAGAAAAATGGGAGGATTACATTAATGAAGAATTTGAAAGACGCGAAAAAGGCCATTGGTTTTCCAATAATGGTACTTATACTTACATTACTGGCAGTCATTACATGTACTTGCAGTGGACCAAGATTGATGTTGGCAAACCAGACTTCCGTGAAGCAAATAGATTATTTTTCATTTTCTGGGAGGCTTGCAAAGCCGACTCAAGGTCTTATGGAATGTGTTACCTTAAAAATCGTCGATCTGGATTCTCGTTTATGTCCTCGGCTGAAACTGTCAACCTTGCCACGATTTCATCTGATTCACGATTTGGGATATTGTCCAAATCTGGGTCTGATGCTAAAAAGATGTTCACAGATAAGGTTGTACCAATATCGGTTAACTACCCGTTCTTCTTCAAACCGATACAAGACGGTATGGACAGACCAAAAACAGAACTCGCATATAGGGTTCCAGCCTCGAAGCTTACAAGAAAATCAATACAAAACAAGGAGAGAGAAGTTCTCGAAGGTCTTGATACAACAATCGACTGGAAGAACACAGGGGACAACTCGTATGACGGTGAAAAACTTGCGTTACTAGTTCATGATGAAGCTGGTAAATGGTTAAAGCCAGACAATATATTAAATAACTGGAGGGTAACAAAAACAACTCTAAGACTAGGTAGTAGAATAACAGGAAAGTGTATGATGGGTTCAACATCCAACGCACTTGACAAAGGTGGTAATAACTTTAAAAAGCTTTATGAAGATTCAGACGTTACAAAACGAAACCGCAATGGACAAACTCGCAGTGGATTATATAGTTTGTTCATACCTATGGAATGGAACTACGAGGGATACATTGACTCTTTTGGACTACCTCTCTTCGATACACCAGAACAAGAAGTTGAAGGACCGCTGGGAGAGGTTATTGATACTGGAGTAATAGAGCATTGGGAAAATGAAGCAGAGGGTCTGAAAGATGACCAAGACGGATTAAATGAATTTTACCGTCAGTTCCCAAGAACAGAGCAGCACGCTTTTAGAGATGAAACTAAAAACAGTATATTTAACTTAGTTAAGATATACGAACAAATAGACTACAACGAGGGTATAGGTTACTCCAATGTGATAAACAAGGGCAACTTTCAATGGGAGAACGGAATAAGGGATACAAGAGTTATATTTGTGCCTGACAGTAATGGTAGGTTTAAGGTGTCATGGATACCAAGTATAAATCTACAAAATCGTGTAATAGAAAGAAATGGAGTTAAAATGCCAGGTAATGAACATCTAGGTGCATTTGGTTGCGATAGTTACGATATATCTGGTACAGTAGATAAGAGAGGTTCAAAAGGTGCATTGCACGGACTAACTAAGTTTTCTATGGATGAAGCTCCATCAAATACTTTTTTTCTAGAATATATTGCAAGACCGCAAACGGCAGAGATATTTTTTGAAGACGTGCTTATGGCACTTATTTTTTATGGAATGCCAATATTAGCGGAGAACAACAAGCCAAGATTATTATATTATATTAAACGAAGAGGGTATCGTGGGTTTTCGATGAATAGACCAGACAAAACCTATACACGATTATCAGCATCGGAAAAAGAGATAGGTGGTATTCCTAACTCTGGAGAAGATATAAAGCAAGCTCACGCAGCAGCTATTGAAAGTTATATTGAAAACCACGTAGGTCATCTTGGAGATGGTAATTATGGTACGGTTTACTTTAACAGAACACTACAGGATTGGGCTGGATTTGATATAAACAATAGAACAAAGTATGATGCAGCAATTAGCTCTGGATTAGCGATTATGGCCTGTAACAGAAACTTATATAAACCAGTACAGGAGAAAACAACAAAACGATTAGATTTTGGTTTCAAGAAATATAATAACTCAGGAGCCTTTTCAAAAATAATAGAATAAATGCAAAAGACACCACCAAAAGGTATATTCCCTTCACAAGCAGTAAGTGACGCAGAGAAAGCATCCAGCCAGTATGGAATGGAAGTAGCTAGAGCTATTGAGGGCGAATGGTTTAGAAGAGATAGTGGAGCAACCAGGTATTACGCTAACAGAGATAATTTTCATAGATTAAGATTATATGCTCGTGGTGAGCAGTCTATACAAAAGTATAAAGATGAGTTGTCAATTAATGGTGATTTGTCTTATTTAAATTTAGACTGGAAGCCAGTTGCTATTATCCCTAAGTTTGTTGACATTGTTGTTAACGGTATTAATGACAGACCTTACGAAATAAAGGCTTACTCTCAAGACCCAGCATCTATAAAGGAAAAAACAGAGTATTTAGGGAAATTAGTTTCGGACATGCAGAATAAACAGTTATTACAAGCTGTTCAGCAAGAGTTCGGAGTTAATATGTTTAAAACAAATCAAGAAGAACTTCCAGAGACAACAGAAGAATTACAACTTCACATGCAATTAGATTACAAACAATCTATTGAAGTTGCTTCAGAAGAAGCTATCTCTAATGTTTTAGACCACAATAAATATGATTTACTACAAAACAGGGTAGCTTATGATATAGTAACTCTTGGTATTGGAGCTCACAAAAACTCATTCAATACATCGGAAGGAATTAAACTGGAATATGTTGACCCAGCTGATTTAGTTTATTCCTACACAGAGTCACCGTACTTTGATGACCTATATTATGTAGGAGAAATAAGAAGAGTTAGTGTTACAGAACTTAAAAAACAATATCCAAATCTAACTCCAGAAGATATAGAAAAGATTGAAGGTACAGGCTCAAACGCTGTAAATTACCATAGGTCTTACTCTTACTCTGATGCAGAAGACACAAACCATATATACGTTCTTTATTTTGAATACAAGACATTCAAAAACCAAGTATACAAAGTTAAGGAGACATCTACTGGAGCTGATAAAATTATAAAGAAAGACGACACATTCAATCCTCCAAAAGACAAAAGAGCCAGATTTGAAAAGGTTCAAAGGTCAATCGAGGTACTATATACAGGTGCTAAAGTAATTGGTCTTGATACGTTATTGGAATGGAAAATGGCAGAGAATATGACAAGACCTAAGTCTGATACCACAAAAGTTCAGATGTCTTACAATATTGTAGCGCCAAGAATGTATAAAGGCCAGATAGAGTCTCTTGTTTCAAGGATGACTACGTTTGCTGATATGATTCAGCTTACACACCTTAAAATACAACAAGTATTATCTAGAATGGTTCCAGATGGGGTTTATTTGGACGCTGACGGTATTGCGGAAATAGACCTTGGAAACGGAACATACTATAGCCCACAAGAGGCACTTAATATGTACTTCCAGACAGGTTCTGTTATTGGTAGGTCAATGACCCAGGACGGAGAGTTTAACCACTCTAGAGTACCAATTCAAGAACTTCAGACGTCGAATGCTGGAGGTAAAATATCATCTCTTATTAATTCATACAACTATTATTTGAATATGATAAGGGATGTAACTGGTCTAAATGAAGCTAGAGATGGGTCAATGCCAGACAAAGACGCTCTTGTTGGTATACAGAAAATGGCAGCGGCTAACTCAAATACAGCTACAAGACACATTGTGCAGTCCGTGTTGTATTTGGCTTTAAAAGCAGCAGAGTCAATATCATTAAGAATATCAGATGTTTTAGAGTTTGGAAACACTACAGCTTCGTTCTTATCTGGGATAGGTAAACTTAATGTAGGAACATTAAAAGAGATACAAAATCTTCATTTACACGATTTTGGAATATTCTTAGAATTAGCTCCAGATGAAGAGGAAAAACAACGCCTTGAAGCAAACATACAAGTAGCTTTACAAAGAGACCAAATACATTTGGAAGACGCTATTGATGTACGAGAAGTAAAAAACTTGAAACTTGCAAATCAACTCTTGAAGCTTAGAAGGAAGAACAAAGCTCAAGAAGATAGACAGGCGCAAATGCAAAACATTCAAGCTCAAAGCCAAGCAAATGCTCAGTCGGCTCAAGCGTCAGCTGAAGCAGACATGCAAAAACAACAAGCTTTAGCGCAGACAGAAGCTCAGATAGAGCAAGTAAAAGCACAGCTTGAAATGCAGAAACTTGAGAGAGAGGCTCAAATCAAAATGGACCTTATGCAAAGAGAGTTTGAGCTAAACATGCAGCTTAAACAAGCTGAAATGCAAGTAATTAATGAAAGAGATAGGTATAAAGAAGACCGTAAAGATAAACGAACTAAAATTCAAGCATCACAGCAGTCTGAACTTATAGACCAAAGAAAAAACAATAAAATTCCAAAAGATTTTGAGTCCGCTGGATTTGATACTTTAGGAGGATTCGGACTAGAGCAGTTCGAGCCAAGATAAATTATATATTATTATGTCAGAAGTACAAGAACAATTAGAACAAGAAAAAGAAGGTTCTATTCAACAAAAAGAAGCCGATGTCTTGAAAGTCAGTGGCGTTAAGATTGAAGGAGAAAAAACTTTCAAAGTAGATTTAAGGCAACCACCTAAAACAGAAGAAAAAGATGCCATTCAAGAGCAAAGTGCAGATGAGGTACCTGTTCGCGACGAACCCGAAACTAGCCCAAAAGTGGAAGAAGAAGTACGGAGTTCCGAAGAACCTTCCAAACAAGAAGAAGAATCAGTATTAGAATTAGTAAAAGAAGAAGAGGATGAGTTGCGGATGCAAACACAAGACATCCAGAAAAAGGATGTTGTACAAGAAGAAGCCCCTGTCGTTCAAGAGGAAAAAGAAGAAGTAGTACTACCAGAGAATATTCAAAAGGTAGTAGACTTTATGAAAGAAACAGGAGGCAGTCTTGAAGATTATGTCCGACTCAATGCAGATTACTCTAACATTGACGAAGAAACATTACTTAAAGAATATTACAAACAAACAAAATCACATCTCGATAACGATGAGATAAACTTTCTTTTAGAAGATAAGTTTTCGTATGATGAAGAAATAGATGATGCTAGAGATATAAAAAGAAAAAAATTAGCCTACAAAGAAGAGGTTAATGAAGCTAGAAAGTTCTTAAATAGCTTGAAAGATAGGTATTATGATGAGGTCAAGTTGAGCTCAAATCTGACAACAGATCAACAACAAGCTATTGAATTTTATAATACATACAATAAACAGCAAGAAGAACTAAGTGCTGTGCAGCAAAAACAGTCTGAGCAGTTTACCAACTTAACCAATCAAGTTTTCAGCGAAGAGTTCAAAGGTTTTGATTTCAAAGTAGGAGACAACAAGTATAGGTTTAAGGTGAACGATGTTCAACAAACCAAGCAAGCTCAAAGCGACATAGTAGAATCATTTAGGACGTTCTTAGATGACAATAACATGCTTAAAGATGCTAAAGGTTACCACAAGGCTTTGTTTGCTGCTAGAAATGCCGATACTATTGCAAATCATTTTTACGAACAAGGAAAGGCAGATGCATTAAGACAGCTAGAGGCGGAGTCCAAAAACATAAACATGGACCCAAGAAAAACCTCAACTGGAGTCATCGAAACTTCTGGAGTAAAAGTGAGAGCTATATCTGGCGAAGATAGTTCACGACTGAGAATTAAAATGAAAAAATAAACGCTAAAATTTAAAAGATGGCAATTAATTTTAACGGGACAGCTGTGTCCCCTATAAAACAAGCTACATCCGCTAATTATTTAGATATTCAAAATAACGGATGGGCGCAACAATATCTTCCTGAGCTATACGAACAGGAAAGTGAAATTTATGGAGACCGCTCTGTAGGAGGGTTTTTAAGAATGGTAGGGGCTGAAATGCCTATGGCTTCAGACCAAGTTATTTGGTCAGAGCAAGGTCGTTTGCACTTATCATACAGTGGAGGTACTATGGGAGCTGACACAAACAAAGCTAACACAATTACAGGTTTAACCAACCACGCTATTAGAGTTGGACAAACAGTTGTTATTTCAGATGGAACTGACACTGTTAAGGCTTATGTAAGCGCAGTTCCAAGTACTAGCAGTATTACTGTAAGGTGTTACACTAGTGACACTGGGTGTGTGGCAGCTGGTATTGCAACAACAGCGAGTGCAATTAAACTATTTGTTTATGGTTCAGAATTCGCTAAAGGTTCTGCTTCTATGAGCGAATCTGTTGAGCCTAAATTCACTACTTTCACTAACAGACCTATTATCATCAAAGACCACTACGGAATCAACGGTTCTGATGCGTCTCAAATTGGATGGGTTGAAGTAACTGGAGAGGCTGGAGAAACTGGATACTTATGGTATCTTAAAGCTGAAGGAGAGACAAGAAGCCGTTTCGAGGATTACTTAGAAATGTCTTTGGTTGAGGCAGAGAAAAACGACAACACAAGCTTTGACCTTAAAGGTACTGAAGGTTTATTCGCTGCTGTTACAGCCAGAGGTCACGTATTCGAAGACGGATTAGACGGTTCTTCTGCTGCTGACGACTTAACTGATTTTGACAACATGTTACAGAAGCTAGACGCTCAAGGAGCTATCGAAGAAAACGTTCTTTTCTTAAACAGAACACTTTCTTTGAACTTCGACGATATGTTAGCTGGATTAAATCCTCATACAAGTGGAGGGGTTTCTTTTGGAGTATTTAACAACTCTGAGGATATGGCTCTTAACTTAGGTTTCTCTGGATTCAGAAGAGGTTCTTATGACTTCTACAAAAGTGACTGGAAATACTTAAATGATGCAGCTACTAGAGGAGCTATCGCTTCTGACGTAACTGGACTTCTTGTACCAGCTGGTACTTCTTCAGTATACGACCAAATCTTAGGTAAAAACCTAAAACGTCCATTCTTGCACGTTCGTTATAGAGCTTCTGAAGCTGACGATAGAAGAATGAAGACTTGGATTACTGGTTCTGTAGGTGGTGCTTCAACTACTGGAGACGATGTAATGGATGTACACTACTTATCTGAAAGATGTTTGGTAGTACAAGGAGCGAACAACTTTGTATTATTCGGAAACTTCGAATAATCATAATAACAATTAAGTAATACCTGGGGCCGTGATTATCGGCCTCGGGCTTTACTTATATTATTCATTTTTATATTATTATATCATGGCAAAAAAACAAAATTGGGAGATTAAAGACCGCGCGTACATTTTGAAAAAAGGGATGTCTCCTTTAACTTTTACTTTAAAATCAAGAAATATATTCTGGTTTGATGAAGAAAAAGGTTATGAAAGAGAATTAAAAAACACAAGAAATCAAAAAACAGTTTTTGTAGATGAAATGCAAGGAGTCCAAAGACTCGAACACATTGTTTTTGAAGACGGGGTATTGAACGTACCTAAAGAAAAGCAAATACTACAAAAACTACTATCTCTATATCATCCTGGTCTGAACAAGGTTTATTATGAATTTGACGCTGTTGCAGAGGCAGAAGATGAATTAGAAATAATTGAATATGAGGTAGATGCGTTAATTGCAGCAAGGCAAATGGATGTAGATCAAGCCGAAGCAATTATGCGTGTAGAAATAGGTTCTTCTGTATCTAAGATGACATCTAAAGAACTTAAAAGAGATTTACTAGTTTTTGCAAGAAATAATCCTAAAGAGTTTTTAGAACTTGCTAACGATGAAAACGTAGCAATTCGAAACGTAGGGATAAAAGCTGTAGAAGCTAATGTAATAAAACTATCAGACGACCAACGTACTTTTAAGTGGGCGTCGAACGGAAGGAAACTAATGACAGTTCCTTTTGATGAAAATCCATACTCTGCACTTGCAGCCTGGTTTAAAACAGATGAAGGTGTTGAAGTTTATGGGGCAATTGAAAAGAAATTGAAATAACCGATGGGGCTTCGGCCCCATTTTATTTATAGAATATGGCTATTAACGTAAATAAAGTTTACAGGGTAGTGTTATCCATTTTAAACAAAGAACAAAGAGGATACTTAACCCCAGACCAGTTTAATCGTATTGCAAGGCAAGCACAGCTTGATGTGTATGAAAAAACATTCTACGATTACAATAGGGCTGTTAGGAAGCAAGTTGTAGGAGATTTTAGAGAATACAGCGACATAGCTTCAAATATAAAAGAAAAAATAGACATATTCGCAAAAGAAGCTACTGTTTCTTGCTCAAGTGGGGTAGGCTCTCAACCTACAGATTTGCATAGACTTATTGGTGTTTTTTCTACAACAAGAGACAAAGAGTTTGAGGAAGTACGAAAAGAAGAAATACCTTATCTTAAAGGCTCAAAATTAAATCAACCCACTTCAACATATCCTGTTTTTTACCAAGAAGGTAGTTCAATAAAAATAATCCCTTCAGACACTATAAGTGTTCTTGTTGACTACTTAACATTGCCTTCTGACCCTATATGGGGTTATTCTGGTGGTGGTGCAAACGCATATACTTATGATGCGGATGAGTCAACTGATTTTTCAATACACCAGTCTGATGAAACAGATTTAGTAACAAAAATTTTAGCTTATTCTGGTGTAATAATAAAAGACCCAACTGTGATACAAATTGCAGCGCAAAAAGAAGCTAACGATTTTAATCAAGACAACTTATAATGGGACTAATAACAGATAACAATCAAACATACTACGAGGGCTCTGATTTTGGTGGATACAGATACACTTCTCTTTCAGACATCGTCAATAACTTTATGTTTTCTTACGTAGGAGAGGGTAAAATTATTGGCAGAGCAAACAGAAGAGATGTTGTTTTTCATACAAAAAGAGCTATCCAAGAGTTCTCTTATGATATTACAAGAGTAGAAAAAATACAAGAAGTAGAAATACCTTCTACATTATCTATACCGATGCCTCAAGATTATGTTAACTACGTAGCTATATCTTGGGTTGATAAAGCTGGTGTAGAGCACCCAATACCAAAGGGTAGAATAACATCTTCTCCATCAGAGGCTATCGTGCAAGACAGTGATGGAGATTATACTTTTTCTAACGGAAACTTAGCGACAGAAACTACATCAGATACAGTACAAAGATTTAACGATTTAAACGCTAATGAATTATCTGGAGGAGGTTCTAATAATGACTATTTTTACAATTCTGATTTTCCAGCTGAAAGATTTTTAGAGTCTGGAAAAAGATATGGAGCAGAACCAGAACTTGCTAACACAAACGGCATGTTTATTATTGACGAGGCTAACGGAAAAATTAATTTTAGCAGTAATCTGGTAGAAACCGTGATAACGTTGAAATATATTTCAGACGGATTAGGTACTGATGATGAAATGAAGGTTCATAAGTTTGCAGAAGAAGCTATTTACAAGCACGTAGCGCACGGTATTTTGTCTTCTATGGCTAATGTTCCAGAGTATATAGTAAACCGCTTTAAAAGAGAGCGTAGAGGAGCTATGAGAAGCGCTAAGTTAAGACTATACGATTTAAAAATGTCAGAAATGACAAATGTGATGCGGGGCAAGTCCAAACATATTAAACACTAATTAAATGCCAGAAATTAAAAACACGTTTCTTGCTGGAAAGATGAACAAGAGTCTTGATGACAGAATTGTTCCTAAAGGCGAATACAGAGACGCATTGAACGTTCAAGTTACAAAATCAGAAGGTTCTAATGTAGGTGTTATACATAATATAAAAGGAAATAAAATAGCTCATACAGCTTTAGCTCCTGTTGGAGAAGGCCATGAGACTATTGGTTCTTTTTTTGACGAAAAAAACGATAGGATTTTTTGGTTTGTAACCAACAACACAAACAACTACATTTATTTATGGAACGTCGGAGATTCTACTGCTTCAGCTATAGTTTCTGGGACTTGGTTAAATTTTAATAAATCAAACAAGATAACTGGAGTAAACATTCTTGAAGATTTATTTTTCTGGACAGACAATAGAAATCAGCCAAGAAGAATAAATGTACCTAGAGCTGTATCGGATAACAGCTACTATGATTCAGACATAAAAGTATCTGTAGCTAGGTACGCTCCATATTTACCTCCTCAAATAACATCAACAACAGCTAGTGATTTTTATGACGCTGACATACGTTCAGAAAGAATAAAAGAAGAGTTTGTTAGATTCGCTTATAGATACAAGTTTAAAGACAATGAGTATTCTATATTATCTCCATTCACACCTATTGTTTTTAGAATGGACAGTAATGTTATAAACACAACAAAAAGATACAATAGTGATAGTGCATTTAGAACAAGCGACTTGTATGAGCTTGCTTCTAAAACCACAATAAGCAATATGGTCAATAAGATTAATAAAGTTCCTATGACCATACCTCTACCTACTAATCCTACAAGTGATTATGAGATAGAAAAAATAGAAATACTTTACAAAGAGTCTGATAGCAATGCAGTAAGAATAATAGAGTCTTTAGATGTTTCAGATTCTGATGGCACATCAAAATCATACACCTACAAATCTTCAAACTTTAAATCCACTCTTCCAGAAGATCAGATTACAAGAGTTTTTGACAATATACCTATAAAAGCAAAAGCGCAAGAAATTGTTGGCAATAGAGTCGTTTATGGTAATATAACTACAAAGCAAGACTTACCAAGTATAGATTATTCTGTTTCTTATTCAAAAAGAGGAGAAACGTATTCTGAATCTGGAGGAGTTTCAACAGAGTCAAGCTCTAATTATATTTTAGGAAATCAAAGTATAAAACAAAGAAGAACTTATGAAGTGGGAATTGTTCTTTCTGATATATTCGGTAGAACCTCTCCTGTTATACTAAGTGATAGCTCTACAATAACCGTAGAAGCAAAAGGAAAAGATTTTGATAATCTTGATTTTGATGGAGATTCATTAAAAGTTTTATTTAATTCTTCTATAGCTACAGATACGCTCTACAACGCATCGACAAATGTTACTGGATGGTATTCTTATAGAATTGTTGTAAAACAAACTGAACAAGAATATTACAATGTTTATACTCCTGGTGTTTGGAATTACGGAAGAGAAAGAAGCCATTTTGTAATTCACGCTGACAACGTGAACAAACTACCTAGAGAGTCTGGAGCTAAAGACCAAGATGACTTGTTTGCAAACTCAACGGTAAGAGTTTATCCTAAGGTAGTTAACATATCTACAGGCGTAGGGCAAACTTTTGAGAGAACTTACAGAAATTCCTCTTTTGATTTACTTGAGGTTGTAGACGTAGCCAATTTAAAAGATTATGAGTTTAAGCAAAGCGCAAAAATATATGAAGACCTTCAAAACCCTTTAATTGGTAAAGTTAATGTGGAAATGGGCACTAGATATTCCTCATTTAGAAATGATGGAGATTTCGCTGTTTTTGAAACAGAACCATTTCAGTCTTCTTTAGACATATATTACGAAACACCAACAACAGGTCTGATAACAGACATAAATACAGGTATTAATGAGTATGATTTCAATTCAAACGCTCCAATATGTTTTAGCCTTGAGTTCGGAAGTTACGCAGAGGCACAAAACCACCCTCCTCATGACGGCACTAGAACTTTTCCTCTAATAAAAGTTTCTGAGTCTTCTTTTGCAAATACTAAAATAGCAGATTTATATATAAGAGACTCTAATGGAAAAGAAGTCCCTGGTGGATTTGTTGAATTATCACTTACATCTTCTCAAGATGACAGCACAGTTAGTTCTAGATACAAAGTTGTGTTTGATAGAAACTCTTCTAGGTGGGCTATTTATTTGAATGAAGCATTTAAATACACTTATGTTTTTCCAAGTGGTTTTGAAGCTATTCCTAACCCTTATCACTTTTCTTCAAGACCAATATATATTGATTACAAGTTTGTAGGAGACTCAACAGCAGAAACCACCAAGGTAGTTGTTATAGAAGAAAATTCTGCACCTATATGTATAGGGCCTATATCAGCTTCTTTTGATGGAAAAACCCTTACAAATAACGGTACCTATGACTCAGACGGAACTTTTACAAACAACGACCAAGTTTTTAGAGTTTTCGGGAATAACGGTACGGCTAAAAGAGGTTCTGTTGATTCAGCTGAATTTGCAAAAGACGGATTTACTTTTTCTTTTGTTTCTATAAAACATAAACACGTAAATGAAGACGGAAGTGGTCATACTTACACAGATTTGAAACCTGTAACCTATGTAGATACAGCTTTAGAAAATAATCCTATTGTAGAAGATTATACTAAATTTACAGACGCTTCCACTACATTAAACGCTAGCGAGGTATTTAAGATAGTCGATGGAACTGGAGACGATGCTGGAGCTGGTATAATTACATACGAAAATGCTTTTTCAAACCTAAATGACGCTCCTGGAGACGACGATGGAGGACATGAACACGGAGATGAAATAATAATAAAGATAAAAGCAAGCGAAAAAAATTTAAAAACAGGAGTAGATGACAACCAGATTAATATAAATGAAACATTTGACAGTGAAGAGATTACAGTAACGCTTACTTCTTTTGATTTAGGCAGTTCGGGAGATGGAGTAAAAGACAGTGATATTGAGTTTAGTGCTCAACTATATTATTCTGCTCCAGAAAACTTTTCTAATGCATACGATGCTTGTCAAAGTCCAGTTAGTGGTCCAGAATGGAGTTTAGCTCGTATATTTTATGCTGGAAATGACCCTTTTGTTGTTGAAGAAGGAGCAGTTGAACCAGGAAGAATGTATAAAACAAGAGAACTTACAACGGCAGCTAATAGCGGATGGTATAAAAGAACAGACACAAGGGTTATAGGATATTATCATGCAGATGGCTCTCCAGCTGGAGGCGCTGTGTGGTGGTTTGATACTCCAGCTTATTGTGATACATTAACACAAGAAGACGCAGAAAATGCAAGGAGTTATAGCCCCCCAGCTGAAAATGATTTAGTATTTGGAGAGCCTGAAGACGAAAACCCTTACGGATTAGGCTCAAAACCAGACGAAAACATTCCATAATATGGCATACATAATAGAAGTAGATTATTACAATACCTTTATAATAAAAGACGATAACAATAAGTTTCACATAGAAGAATCAAGGATAAAAGGTGATTTTAATGGAAAGTCTGTTGATTATGGCGTTAGAGCTCATATAACAGATGAATCTTACGAAGAAGAAACTAGAGAAAACGCGCTGATTTACTCTGGAATTTACAATAGTAGGACAGGTGTAAACAATACGAATCAATTTCCTATTGACAAGCCTATAACTGCTGCTGTAGATATACAAAAAGGGTCTATACAAAAACTATACGCAAAAGACAAATCTTTAAATATATTTCAAGAAGAAAAAGTTTCTTACTTTCCTGTAAATAAAGATATAATATACACTTCAGAAGGAGTCCCTTTAGCGACATCTTCAAATGTGTTTTTAGGAGATATAGTGCCTTACTCGTCAAATTACGGTATTTCTAATAACCCAGAGTCTTTTGCTGAATATGCAGGAAGAATTTATTTCACTGACAAAGCAAAGGGAGCTGTTTTGAGATTGTCCAGAGATGGAATGACAGAAATATCTAATTATGGAATGAGAACGTATTTTAGAGATAATCTTTCAGACGCTACTGAAATACATTTAGCTTGGGACGTTTATGATAAAAACTTAACACTTACAGCAAAAAGACCTTCAGATAGTTTTACGGTTACTTTTGACGAATCTGTAAATGGATGGACCTCATTTTTTAGTTTTATCCCTCAAGGTTTTTCTGGCAGTTTAGCTGGAAAATTTTATACTTTTAACTCAAACAATATTTACGAGCATTATGCAACAAATGAATACAATGAATTCTATGGAACATCTTACGATTCAAGTGTAGACTTTATATTTAACGAACAACCTTCTGCTTCAAAAAACTTTTTGACTATAAATTATGAAGGCTCAGATACGTGGAATATATCTAATATAGAAACAGATACAGACCAAGCTTACAATATATCTTCATACAATTTAGCAAATGAAGATTTACTTATATCTGCATTCCAGAAAAACAACAATAAATTCTATTCAAACATAATGAACTCCTCTAGAGAAAATCCAGGGGAAGTTGTATTTGGAAATGATATTTCTGGTATCAAAGGTTTCTTTGCAAAAATGAAAATACAAACATCATCAACTGATTACAAGGAATTGTTTTCAGTTTCAACTAATTATAATATAAATAGCTATTAATATGAATGAAGTTATTTTAGAGTTCTTATTTGGCACTGGAGAGTATCAACAAGCTATTCCGCCTCTGGCTATCGCTGGTATAGCCCAGGGAGTTTCTGCTCTTGTTGGTGCTTTTAGCGCTGGAAGACAAAAAAGAAGAGCTAGAAACGCAAAAATACAAGCCGAAAGAAAACTTGCAAATTTAGAAGCAAATAGACAAGCTATCATAGACCCTTACGCGGGTATCACTGATTTAAGTAGCATGATAACAAATCCGTTTGAAAACCTACAAGTAGCAACACAAGCAGCAGAAATGCAAGCAGAACAAACAGATATGGCTTTAGCATCGACACTAGACACGCTAAGGGCTACTGGACGTTCGGCTGGAGGGGCTACTGCGCTTGCTAGAGCAGCGGCTGAAAGTAAACAGGGTATATCTGCACGTATAGAACAACAAGAAGTAGCAAACGCGCAACTTAGAGCCCAAGGAGAACAACAAGCACAACAAGCCAGAATGGGAGAAGCTATTAGACAACAAATGGCAGATGTATCTGGAAAAGCATTTGTCTACGGACAGAGAGAACAAAGAGAGATGAGACAATTAGATAGAACACAAGCAATGGTTAGCCAGTACGGAGCAGCCGAAGCTCAAGCTAGGCAAGCTCAAAATCAAGCAATAGGAAGTGTGATTGGTACGGCTGCAAGCTTCGGGGCTCAAGCCTTAGCGGGTAACTTTGCTCAAGCTAAGAGCGTGGTAAGTACTCCCGCTTCTCTACAACCGCAAAACATGGGTTCTTTTGATTTAGGTTCTGGTCTTTCAAGTTTTACTTCTCAAGGAATAGATAATTTCGTCAGTCAATACGGAGGACCTTTTTCGGCAATTGGAGGAAGTAAATATTTAAATCCGAACTACAGTTTTGGTAGTGATTAAAAAGGAATATAATGAGTTATAGAAATCCACAAATATTTTTCGCAGACCCAAGCGCTTTACAAAGAGGCTTTGATGCTGGCTTTTCCTCAATGCAAGCTAAATTTGAGAAGGAGCGATTAGAAAAAGAACGTATAGCCAAAGAGCAAGATGAGGCTTTAGCTGGAGCGTACAACACTTCTGACCTAAGCGGTATAGCTAACTTAGATACCAGAATAATGGACGGGCTTCAAAAGTCCATAGACTCTATTATAGATGATGGTAGTTTTGCAACAGCAAGCGCTTCTGAGCAAGCTAAGATGATAAGACAGGTTTCAACTGTAAAAAACACTGTAGCAAGATTAGGAGAGTTAGCTGGTATCGACCCAAAAGACTGGGATAGCAGAAACTCAGCCAAATTATCTGCCTTAAAATCAGCTTTAACTAGAGGGGATAAAAGTGTAAATATTGTAGGAAAAGGCCTTGACTTAAAGATTGTGGGTGATTTCGGAGAAATAACTTTAGATGAACTTGCCTCTGCTAGATTTATGAACAAGACAGATTTTAGGGATGAGTACAATAAAATGACGTCTACATTCAAGAAAGAGGCTTTTAAGTATATGGAAAATGCTGCCAAAGCTGGAACTGAAATAGAAGAAGATAAGTTAAGAAATATTTTTGCAAGCACAATTAGAGAAGAAGGTGACCCAGAGTTCTGGAGTTACCTTTTTAGCAATGAAACAAACTCCACAATGAAAGGAAGGTTTTATGGAGACCCTGAAGCTAAAAAAGTTTACGGAGATGATTTTGAGTCTATTCAGTTTACAGAAATGTCAGATGACTTATTCAAGAAAGTTATAGGTTCTGTATATGATAGCGCTGAGTTAAGGGGTTATTATCAAAGAAAAAATACTCAAGAATCATCTAAAAGTGACGGTACTGGCAAAGAATTATCTAAAGAAGAGTTAGAGAAAAAGGCAGATGAATTGTTTGATAGCGCAAGAACTGATTTCAGCACAGTACTAAGTCGTTCTTTGAATAAAAAAGCTGTTTATGACAACAAAACTGGCCAATTAACTATCGAACCTTATGGCTTTGCAAGAGACCAGAAAAAAATCAAAAGCGAAAGAGAATATTTGCCACAAGAGAAAGAAATGATTAATTTAGTAACTAATAAAGGTAAAAGAGAACGTCTATATGAAGACATATTCGACAGTTATTTCGACACTTCCACCTATAGCAAGTCTGAAAGAAGGATAGCTTTTGAGCATTTTATGAACAGAGTTAGAGGTACTGGAGCTTATGCAAGTAATAAAGGAGGAAAATACGATAATATAAAATCAGGAACAAAAGAATAAATGGAGGAATTATACAACGCTCTTTTTTCTTCTGGGGATTATACTAAATCTTTTGAGGAATTTAAGGAACAATTCAATAGTGAAGAGTCAGTAAAAGCTCTTTACAGTGCTTTAAATGAAAATGAAGATTATACAAAATCTTTTGAAGAGTTTAAAACTCAATTTAAATTTGAAATTCCGCAAACAGCAAAGACAACACCACAGGAAGCGGGTGCGCCTGTGGAGGAGGTTGCAGCACCCGAAACTCCAGATATGGAATCTCCTTCGGAAGATACTTTATTGGAATCACCAAAAATAGACTCTAAATTAGATGAGGAATTAAAACCTTATCAAGATAGACTTGTATCTACTTTAAATCAAGCTGAGTCTCAAAGAGAACTATTCAAGCAAGAAGCAAACTCTGGCCCTATAGAGGTGACAGAAACGATGTCTTTTAAGGAGTACCGAGAGTCTGGATTAATGCCTCCAGAAGAAGCTAAGTTTTATCAAGGGTCAGGAAGCAAAAAGGTATCTGTTCAAAAATACCCATACGAAGATTTTATTGAAGACGCAAAAAAAATAATAAAAGAAAGAAAAGGAGATTTATCAGAAGAAAACATAACACAAAAAGCTAAAGACTTATATGTAGAATCTAAGGTTATTGATCAAAAATTAAAATTACAAGAAGATATTCTTTCTGAGTTTGAAGATGAATATGGTCCTGGATTTTTTGATAATATCAGTGATTTTTATGCCAAAGCAATCGCTAGGTCCCCAGTTAATATCAAAAAAAGCAAAAAAAGATATGATTACGAGGCTAAGAGAGCAAGTCTTGCGTCTTCTTTTGACACATATTCTGAGGAGCAACAGAAAAAAGCTGACGACATCGACAAGAAATCGTCTTTAATTGTAGCTGACGCTGAAAAAGATATTAAAGAAATTTTAAAGTTACAAGATAAAGCAAAGGCTCAAGGAGGGTTAGAGCAAGTCGATATTGAAAGGTATGAATCCCTTTACGATGGAGTAAAGTTTAAGGAAAACCAACTTAAAACTTTAAACGAAGAATATTCAGAATCATTATCAAACATGGAAGACTATAAGCAAATAGCAATGCAGTCTTTAAAAAGTTATGATAGTTTTGATAAAGGCTCTGCAAATGTAGTCTCTTCAGCAGTAGATATAGTAGGTAATTTAGGTAGATTTGGAGCAGAATACTCTAAGTTTGGCTTGGCAGAGAGAATAATGGGCGAAGAAGATTATGAAGAGTTTATAGAGTCAATGCCTTTTCCTATAAAACAATATTTAAAAGGAAACAAGGAAGCTAGGAAAAAAATATTACAAGCTTCAGACTACTTGTCGGATGCTTCAGAAAATATAAAAGATACTGTAAGAAGAGATAAATCTATAGATGATGTTAAGTCTCTTTCAGATATAGGAACTTTCTTGTTTGATTTAGCCAGTGGCCAAACAGCAAACTTAGCTCTAACAGCAACAATGCCTCAAACGGGAATATATTTAATGGGAATGTCTGGAGCTGGAGCTAAAATAAAAGAGATAGACGAGGAAATATCTGAGGGAGCTGATTACAATATATTCGAACAAATAGCGTCCCCTGTTGCTTACGGAGGTTTTGAAACATTTTCAGAAAAAATAAAGCTGAATAAGTTCAATAAAGCTACTAGGAAAATAGCCGAGAAAGTATCTAAAAGATTACCTCAAGGAGAAGAGTTGTCAAATCTCATGCGAATACAACTCCCTAGTTTAAAAAGAGAATTTAAAGAAGCGTTTTCAGATATTACCGAAGAGGGTATTTCCGAGTCAATAGCTCAGATAGGTCAAAACCTAACAGATATATATATTTTAGATAAGAAAAACGTCGGTATTTTTGACGGTGTAGATGAGGCTTTTATTTCTGGAGCTGCATTAGGTTCAATGTTTCAAACTCCTGTTTTGGCGGCAGAAGTTGGTAGGTTCATGTCTACAGATAAAACAAGTAGGGAAAATATAAGATTATCTCAACAAGCCGAAAAAGCAAAAAGAGAGTTTGATAGACTGAGTGCTATAGGAAAAGAAAACAGAACTCCAGAACAGCAAGCTGCTTTTGAAAGAGCATCTCAAGAAATGACAGATGCTTATAAGGGGTTAGAAGATAGCTTCCGAACATCAGCTATGGTTATTGATTCTCTAAGTGTTTTAGAAAAAAGAGCCCTAGTTGATCTTAACACAAAGATTTCAGATTTAAAATTTCAATCTTCAGAACTAACGGATGCTCAAGAAAAAGAAGCTAGGTCTTTGTTCGCTCAAAGATTATTAATACTTAGGTCTGGCATGTCTAGAGTTGCTGATAATAACGTTGAGTCTGTATCAAAATTATCTGAATTTTTAGGTATTCAATCGGAATTATTAAATAATGACGCTGAATTAGCTCAACGCTTAATAGAGGAAGGTTTAGAGCAAGACGACCAATACTTTGAAGGGCCAAAAGATAAAAGAAAATTAAAAAAGGGTCTTGGTGGAGTACTCTTATTTGATGAGGTTACTGATAAGAATGTTATATTTTTAAACAAGGCCAAAATGAAAGGTGAAGGGGGAACCGAAATGCAATTCAATGTTGCGGTTCACGAAATAATACACCCTATAATAAATAGGATGTTTGGTGTTTCTGATGGTAATTTTGATGCGCAAAATGATTTCTTTAATGAGGTAATAAAAGTTCTTCCTAAAAAACAAAGAGAAAATTTAAGGGATTTCATAACAAAAAGGGGAGAAAACTACAATGATAGACTTATAAAAGGAGAAGGTTTTTCAATGCTTTCTGACGCTATATCAAAGAACATTATAGATATGTCAGACACAGGAAACCTTGTAGATAAAATGAAAGGGGTCTTTAATAATAGATTCAATAAAAAATTAAAAGAAAAATATAAGGACGACATTAAGTTTGATATTAATATAAAAACCCCTAAAGACTTATTAGATTTAATAAACTCAATAACTACACAGGCTTCAACAGGAAATATAGACCCAAGTCTATTGGATGATTTTGTCAACGCTAAAAATAAAAGTAAGGCAAATGTAGTTCAGTCAAGCATTCAGTCTGAAAAAGACGCTCTTTACGACAGATACATCAATGGTAATTTAAGTGATTTTGAGTACGAAGACTCGTTAGACACTTTGAACGCAAAAGAAGAGGAGTCTTTGAAGCCTTTTATTAAGAAAGCATCTCAAAGTGACTTCAAAACCATATTAGACGAAGCTGGCAATCCAGAAACTTTTAACCCAGAAGTAACTCCTTTTGAAGTTATGGAGACTATTGAGAATATGATAAAGATAAAAGCCAAAAGGTTTAGAACTTTATCTGGAGACATAGTGAATCTTGAAAGCTTACCAGGGTTTTCAATGGAAGATTTTACAAGCCAAGTTTTTATGAACATGGTTATTGGTAGAAAAAAGAAAGATGGCACTATAACAGACGGTTATTTAAAACTGTTTGACCCTTCAATAAACGATAGCTTTTACGGATATGTCAACGCACAGCTCCAAAACAGGATGATTAATGTGTTGAAAGAAGGTGAAGTTGTTGGCCAGAAGTTTAACCAAAACATCGACGAAAGAGTAGATATTGCTTCAGAGGAAGTTTCTTTTGATGAGTTTGATACTCTAGAAGCACAAGAGGAAGTTGAGTCTGATTTAATAGACCCAGTAGATATAATACCAGAGCAGTTCAGACAAGAGGCTATATCTGAAATAGATTCAAAAATAGAAAATATAAGTCTAGAAGGATTATTATTTAAAAATACACCAAACTTAGTGGTGTCTACTCTTGCAAAAGTATTTGACGTAAGGGAGTCTGTTATTGAAAAAGCTTCTCAAAATCTAAACACATCGGAGCTTATTTCTTCAGCTCCAGTATTATACGAGATGGCCGACTCTATTCTCGAAATAATGCCGTTTGGAGCAATACTAGAGGGGAACCAAGAGCTTGTAATATCAGAAAAACTTATAGGTACAGGAACAGGTCTTCCTAGAAAAATACTAAATGCTTTCTATGAAAAGGGTGAAAGACTTGTTAGTAAGCAAGAGGGTATTGGAAGAAAAGGAGCTGGATTAGAGCCGTTTGTTTTAAAGAAAAACTTAACAAAAGACGATTTTTTAAGTGCTTTAGGAATAAACCCAGATGGTACACACAACCCAGATATAAAGCCAAAAAGCCCAGAGTCTCAAACAAGAAGAGCTATGCTTGACTTATTTGGTAAACTTAACACAAACACCAGGGCAAGGGTTAAAATGGAGGAAAAGGGTATGTCTATATTGGCAATAAACGATGCCGCTGTAGGTAAGAATATAGCCCAAGCCTCTTTCGGTCGGTTGAAAAAAGATTATGAACTTCTTTTACCTAATGGTGATATAATTGATTTAAGCAAGAGATTTGCAATAAGTAAACTGTTACAGTTAGAAAACAAAAGAAGTAGATTAACCCAATACATTTCTCTTTTTGATAAATATGTGGATGTAAAGTTGGTTGCAGAAGAGCTCGAAAAAATAAAACCGCAGTACAGAGGAGAAAAGACATTAATAGACATTGAAACAGCTACTAAGCATGTTAATTATGGTTTAGCAATAATAAACATAATCCCTGAATACATACGAGAAGTAACAGGACCTGTACTTCTTAGGCATTTAGGTGGAATAACAAGAAAAACTGCCTTTGTAGTCGGTGATAAGACTAGATCTCGTAGTTTATCTGGAGAGTTAAGCGAAGTAGTTATAAAAGATAGAAATGATAGAAGCTCTTTAGCTGAAAGTTTGGACGACCTTAATGATATACCAACTATAAATGAAGTAGAATTTAAAATACAAGAATTAAAAGGAGACTCTATTGCAAGTAAGGGAACTAAAAATATAGCCGAGCGCCTTGTAAAAAATATAAAAAAGAATGGCGGTAAAATGCCTATGACTGGGGACCAGGTAGCTAAAAAATTAAGAGATATATGGAAGAAAGAAGGGGTAAGTCCTACAGTAAAACTGAAAGAAATAGTAAATCTAATAAAATCTGAAGGTACACAAGTAAAAAACGACATAAGGCTTGATTTAATAAAATTAACAGCAAGTGCATACGGAGATTGGGTTAATCAAAAAGGAATAAGCGCGCAAGAAAAAGCAAGAAGAGTTGCTTTCGCTTCAGAAAAACTAGTTGATACCAGCGGAGGGTTTAAAAGACTCGGGTCTATAACCAGAAGACAAAGTTTGCTTTCAACTATAATGCCTGGAATTAGATGGGAGCACATAATACCAGCTATGGTTTATGATTTGGCTATTTTAAGAGCTGCTATAACAAACAATATCTCTCATTTAAAACCATATAGAACAGCGTTTTTTTCTGAAGATATAACAAAGTATATAGACAATGAAACGACTGGTTTTATATTGAGTTTGGGAAAAAAGTTTTTTACTAAATTTACAGCCGTGGGCCCAAGATTTGATTTAGCTAAAAGCAGATATGAGTTACTAAAAGTAAAATATAATACAGAGTCTTTTGCCCAGGCAAGTATTGTTGATGGAGAAATGAGGACTAAAGACCAAGAAGCCAAAATGATGGAGGATATGATGGGTGGTATACTTAAAGGTAAAACAGGTATACCAGTCAGAGAAAGACTATCTAAATCAGAAGCTGAAGTTAGAGCTTTTAGAAGAAAAAAGACATTTAGATCTCTATCTCCGACAGCAGATGATTTTAACGGATTCTTGTATTCTTTTTTAGGTAAAGGGAAAGAAGGAGACGCTCAAATGAAGTTCTTTAAGAAAACACTTATAGACCCTTTCAACAGAGCTTATGTAGGATTGGTTCAAGCTAGACAGAAAATATCTAGAGATTTCAAAGACTTAAACAAAGAGTTTGAAGTTGTAAAAAAATCTTTAGGTAAAAAGTCTGGATATAAAGATTTTACAAACGACCAAGCTTTAAGGGTGTATATGTACACCATGTCTGGTGCAACTCCTAAGTCAATGGGGTTGTCTGAGGCTGATGTAAATACCATGACGAGTATTGTTCGTGCTAACAAGGACATGACTGCTTATGCGACTTTCTTGATGGAGCTTACTGGAGACACTACCAAATGGGTAGAACCACAAACAAGCTGGACTGTAGGCTCTGTATTTAGAGATGTAGAAAGGATAATTGATAATGTAAAGAGGTCTGAATACTTGGAGGAGTGGCAGACTAATGTCGACGCTATATTTTCCGAAAATAACTTGAATAAGATAGAAGCTTCTTACGGAACTGACTATAGAAATGCGTTAGAAGAAATGCTATACAGCATGAAAAAGGGTAAGGTTATTCCAGAAAAAACAAGCAAGGAAATGTCTGGGTTCCAAAAATGGCTTACTGGCTCTGTTGCTGTAACGATGTTCTTGAATAGACGTTCAGCTGTATTGCAGTTATTGTCTTTTGCAAACTATTTTAACTGGACAGACAACAATCCTATACAGGCTGCAAAAGCTTTTGCTAATATACCTCAATATTCTAAAGACTTTGCTAGAATATTTAATTCCGATTATCTTAAAGAAAGAAGAGGGGGATTGAAGACTGAAGTAGAGGCTGCTGTGTTTGCGAACGAACTTAGAAAGGGTGGTGCAGATGGAGTTAGAGGTTTTATTGACAAGCTTCTACAATACGGATTCACACTTACACAAATAGGGGATAGTATGGCTATATCTATTGGAGGTGCTACGATGTACAGAAATAGAAAGAATGCCTATATGAGAGAGGGGTTGACAGAGAAAGAAGCTCATGACCAGGCGTGGTTAGATTTTATTGAGATAACAGAAACGTCTCAGCAATCTGCAAGACCAGACAAACTCTCTATGCAACAAACAAACTCTGTAGGTCGTGTATTCTTAGCATTCCAAAACACACCAATGCAGTACTATAGAATTGTCTCTAAAGCCAGTTCTGATATAATAAATAGAAGGGGTGATTTAAAGACCAATATAAGTAAAATAGCTTATTATGGATTTGTACAGGGTCTTATATTCTCTGGATTACAACAAGCCTTGTTTGCGTTTTTGGGAGACGCTCCAGATGAAGATGAGAAAGAAGAGTTTGATGCTGAAAAAGAAAAAAGACTAATAAGGACAATTAACAACACTTTGGACACCATGCTAAAAGGTACAGGTTATCACGGTGTTATTATGGCTACGGCTAAGAATGCTGCTTTAGAATATATGCGTCAAGAAGAAAAAGGATTTAAGAAAGACCATGTCTATACAGCCATCGAGGTTCTTAACCTTTCAGCTCCGATTGGTATTAAAGCAAGAACACTTTATCAAGGTGCATATCAAAACTACAATTACAACAAAGAGATTATGGATGACCTTGGTTACGACATCGACAACCCAGCTATAGATGTTGTGGCGTCGTTAGCCGACTTTTCTGTTAACTTACCAGCAGACAAGGTAATACAAATGATGAGGGGTCTTAAAGAAGCTGCTGACCAACAGAATGAAACTTGGCAGAGAATTGCACTTGCATTAGGATGGAGTACTTGGAATTTAGGTATGCCAAATGAAAAGATAGATAAAGCCAAGGAAATCAACACAAAAAGAAAAAGAGCTGAGGCTACTAGAGAAAGACAAAAAGAGGCTAGAAGAAGGGCTCGAAAAAAAGAAAGAGAAAAAAGATGAGTAAGAAGGACGCATGTTACCATAAAGTAAAAGCACGATATAGAGTATTCCCTTCAGCATACGCCTCTGGAGCAATAGCTAAATGCCGTAAGGTAGGAGCAAAAAACTGGGGCAATAAGTCGAGAAAGAAAAAATGACACCAGATGAGTTTTCAAAAAAACTACCACCATTAAGTATAGGCTTTTTAGTTTGGGTGGCTATGATAGCTTTTTCTCTAGGTGTATTATACACGAAGGTTATAGATACCGATGCTAAGGTTGTAGATGAGGTAGGTGGCCTTCGTTCTGATTGGGAGCGTGACAAAGCAGAACAAGACAGACGATTAGAAAAACTAGAAGATTATATATTAAAAAATGGCGGTTAGGAAGACAAAAAAAGGATTAGCCCTTAAAAGATGGTTTAAAGAAGAGTGGATTGACGTTCGCACAGGAAAACCATGTGGAAGACAAAAGGGAGAAAAAAGAGGGACACCTTACTGTCGACCTAAAAAAAGAGTATCGTCAAAGACACCAAAGACCGCATCAGAAATGACGGCAGCAGAG